CAGATGCAGTAGGATCTATTTTTACGAACTCAGCTACCGGAGCTTGGTTTATGGTAGCACTTTTCTTAACATCCCCGGATTCGGCACCAAATTCTACTTGTAACGTACGCTGTACACGACCTTCGTATTTTTCACCTGATACGGTAACTGCCTGATCACCGTCACCTGATCCCGGATTGAAGGTTACAAAACCTATTTTCATTTCTGCCATGATATAAATGATTTTTTTTAGTTAATTAATATCTTGACAAATATAGTTTTATTATACGGAAATCCTATTATTGATCTTCATAAATTAAAACTATCTTTATCCCAAAATAAGACAATTATGAGAAGAAGATTTTTTAACAAAATAGGGGGGGGGTATTTACCTACTGATAATTTTATAGTTTTTGATAAATCTGTATCAGATCCGGCTAATATAACAATAAGCGAAGACAGTGATTTTTTAAATAGGTTGATTACAAGTGGCTTTTATAGAGTTCTTTGCAAGAGCGCTATGGGAGGAGGAGAGGTTTTTGTATGTAGGTTGAAGAAAGACAACAGCAATTTGTATCTTGATGGTAGTCAGGCTAATCTTACCGGACCAGAAGGTGATGTGATGGTCGTTTTCTTAGAATTTTGGTATAAATGGTATAAGGTGGATGATAATAGATTTCTTTATCATTTTGCTGATCATGATATTGACGGCACTTACATCCATGTCCCGGAATCTCTTGTTGGAGCATATAAAGGATATGTATCTTTGAATGGATTATATAGCTGGAGTGGTGTTAGTCCTACAACTTCAAAATCATTCAACGATTTTGAAGGTTATGCGAAAGCGCGTGGTACCGGGTTTCAGATGATAGATTTTCAACAACATTGCGTGATTGCTATGATGTTGTATGCTAAGTACAAAACACGTAATATTCAATCTGTATTAGGATTAGGTGGCGCAAATAATAATCCGGCTACAACAACGGGAAGCAGCAACGCAACCGGCGGTGCGGATACCAAAAACGAAAGTTCAAAGTACGTTTGCGGCTTAGGTTTGGAAGGGGTTTTTGGTGGTATCTATGAATGGGTTGAAGGTGTAGAAATCAACAACCGAGTTTGGAAAATCACCGACCCAGACGGATCGACTCGCAATGTGAACGCCGGAACTTCCAATGGCTGGATAACGAATATCGCAGCGGAAAACGGTCCGTTTTTCGATGTGGTGCCGACAAATGTTGGCGGTAACGATTCCATGCATTATTCAGATTACTATAGTCAGACATCGAGCAACTCCATTGTTTTGGCGCGCTCCTATAGCGGCTCGGATACGAGTAGTGGCGTGGCGTATGCGTATGCGTCTCGCAACGCGTTGAGCGCGAGTTCGTACTTCGGTTCGCGTCTTGCTTTCCGTGGAATCATATCCGAGGTGGCTCCAGAGCAGTTCAAAAAATTACCTGTATTATAATATCATATTTTAATTGTTTTTAAATTGTATTGTTTATATTATTGCGTATATTTGCGATACAATTTAAAAACATTATATCATGAAGATAAACTTTTTAAGCAGTAAAACCTATGTAGGTTCTAAGACAAAAGAAGCTAAAATCAGAAAGCTTTCTATTAGCAAAGATCGGATTATGACCATATCGGTGGACAATCTGAAATGGATGGGTATCGAAGATGCGGTTATTATTGGTATGGAAGAAGGAGCTGAGTTTAAAGGGGTGTTGGATTCTAATTTGTATATAGCTCCTTCTAAGGTAGAAGACGAGAGATCGTTTTTATTAAATAAACAAGGTGAGAAATATAGACGTATTTACCTCCGTGATGTACTGTCTTCGTTAGGTTGGGATATCGGTGATAATCAGTATGCGGTTTATGATATTGTGAAGGTTAAGGACGAAGATGGTGTGTTCTGCCTGGTTCCGAGAGAGATTAAGAAAAGTAAGTTTGAGAAAGGAGAATGATATGGTACAAGATATTGATATAAAATCCAAACGAATATTATTGTTTGATTTTGATGGAACGCTTATAGAAACCGCTTCTGGGAATACGTTCGCTACAGACTTGACAGATATGAGGATTAAGATGGATGTGGTGAATAAGGCTCTTGACCTCATGCAGGAGAACGGTGTTAAGGTATTTGCTATCGTAAGCAATCAAGGAGGAGTAGAAGCTGGGTTTGTTTCTGGAGCTGATATTGAAGCTAAGATAGAATACGTACTGAGGTCCGTACATGATCTGGCGGTAAAGAGAGGTATAAGAGGCGTCCTATATGAAAAAAGGTTGTGTTATTCAAATGACGAACAAAATCCGATGAGGAAGCCTAATACGGGCATGATTGATGATATTCTTATGAAGTGTAAAGACACGGTAATGCGCGGTATGAACTTCAGTCAACTTAAGGGATGTTCGTTGATGGTCGGGGACGCCAGTGGTCTGCCAGGGCAGTTCTCTGATTCGGATAAGGTATGTGCCTATAATTCCGGTATTAACTATATGGATATTACTACATTTTTGGATAAAGATCTTGATTTAGAATATGTATTGTCCAAAGAACATACAAGTGAAGGAATAGTTATTCTAAACAACGATCATATATATATCCTTGAAAATCCATATGGGGTTGGTCTTAATATAAAAATCACTTTAAAAGATTTTTATAAGATTGAAACCGATGATGGAAAAACTGCAACCGTAGATGATGTGCTGAATATAAGGATTGATAAAGATCAGAATTTTAATTCATATAGTGATGTTATAAAAATAGAAACATTAAAAGACGGTAGTATCAAATATACAAGCTTATATCATGAAAGTAAAGAAAACAGCGATAGTTTATCATAAATCGGATTTAGATGGCGTTGTATCGGCAGCCATCGCAACCATGTACGAAAACAGTAAAAACAAGGATGTTGTTTATATCCCGTATTCGTATGAAGATGATGTTAAGAAAGTTGTTGACCAAGTACGTGACTTAGATGTTGTTTATGTTCTTGACGTGTCTTTTGGAGCCGATTCTAAAACTGTTTTCAAAAAGTGGCTTGATGAAGGGAAGAGCCTGATGTGGATAGATCACCACAAGGGAATTATTGAGGACAGTAAGACATGGGGGTTCGTAGTTCCAGGGTTGAGGAGGGTCGGTGTCGGTGCGTGCGCTCTGGCTTCGGACCTGCTTATGGGGAAGGTGCCGGCGATCGTCCGATGCCTGTCAGACTACGATGTGTGGAATAAAGAATCTGGCTTAGGCTGGGATACGGTAGTAGCTGTCCAGTATGCCTTGAGATCAAAAATAAGACTCAATGTATTGATTGCATTGTCGTATTTATATGATCACTTTAAAGAAAACATGAAAGACAATGAAATTGATCTTATTTTTTATGATCTTGCTAAAGAAGGACGTGCTATAATTAATTACATGGCTTGTAAAAACGAAGATGAGGTAAGTAGGTACTCGTTCGAAGCGTATGTTGATGAGGTGAAGGTCGTGGCGATGAATACTACAGAATTTAGCTCTAAAGTATTTGATTCTCTTACACGAGACTGGTTAGACGGTAGAAAAATTAAAGCCCTGATGCCATTTTGTATCATGCCATGTGGAAAAGTTAGGTTCTCTCTTTACGAATGCGTAGAAGACAGCGTAGATTGCTGTGAGGTAAGTAAGAGATTCGGTGGTGGAGGACATGCTGGTGCTGCTGGATTCGTTATAGACGTATCAAGTGACCAGTTTAAGGACTTCCTTGAAAACCATAAACTTACTTCAATTCAATAAATTAATAAGGTCGTGTTTTAAATAGGATTGGTTTCTATCAATCCTATTTTTTTTTGTTGTGTGTGAGGTGGGTATGTGATGGGAGAGAGGGTAAAAGATGTTTATGTAATGTGGGAGATATGTGAGAAAGAGGTTTATGTGATGATGGATGTGAAAAAAAATGTTTATGTGATGGGAGAGAGGGGGTACCTATCACGAACCTCCCGCCCCCGAAACGCGTTTTCTCCCCCACACCCCCTTCGCTGGAAAACCGAAAACGCGTTTTTACCTCAAACTTAAAAACTCTCTGATTATCAACCACTTATTTAAATTATTGATAATCAATGTGTTATTGTAACATATTGATTATAAGCCACTTAAATAAGCATATATCCTACATATTAATGTACGCGTATAATACTGCTCTTGCGTGTTTTATAATTTGCTGATAATCAGATAATAGAATCGAAATTAATACAAGTTAACAAAAAAAATATAGCATATATATATGTAATATTGATAAATGTCGTATATTTGCGTCGTGATCGAGAGAGATTACGAGTTAACATAGTGAACCTATATAGTGTACCCGTTGGGCTGGCTATATATGTATCTGTAATTGCCTGCGTTGTGGGTCATTAATTTGAATATCATTTGTTTAACAATTAAAATATATTGGGATATGATTACGAAAAAAAATGTAAACAAACTACAGAATGCCGTTATCAAAGAAAATGCTGCAAATTTGGTAGGTGCTGTTAAACTGTACAACGCTTTATTTGCTAATGGAGCTGATCTAAAGGCTATTTGCAAGGCCTTGGAAATACCGGCAGAATACGCTGTAAAGGTTGCATCTCTGGCCAAGGATAAAAAACGCCTGGTGGCTGTGTGTAGCCAAATGTTACCAAAAGTTGATGATACCTTTGTTAAGTTTTCCCTATACTCTAAAGTATATAAGGATAGCAAAGTAGACAAAGAAAAAGGAATTGAGGCAAAAACGGCTAATTGGTGCGCTGATAATGTAGTTTATGGCGAAGAGTACAAGCCTTTCGGATTTGCGACCGCGGAAACGTTGGAAACGAAAAGTAGTGCAAAATGGATCGTTAAAGAGACGGACGAGTATAAATCTACTTATGTGGCCGTTAAGATCAAATCTTATTCGCTTCGTACCGTTGCAAAGTGTGTATCTGAGTATTTAGCACACGAAAGCAATCAACAGTGAAAAAACAAGGTTGGGCGCGTACCTTTAAACGCGCTTGTACGCCGTTGTCAGTGGGTGCATGTCCCGCGTATGCTTTAGACTGAAGCTGACAAAACAGAGAGTTATTTTACATATTGGAGATAGATATACCTTTGCCCTTGCCGTTGGCAATTAAAGGGCTGGTATTACTGCATGTACTACATTGGATAAATGTAGTTATGTTAGGTATGTTAGTACAGTTTGGAAAACATACCATTGTACGCGGTTTATCTCCAGACCGAAACGTGCCTTACTTGCCTGCACGTAAAATAGGACAAGGCTGTAGATTAAATTACAGGGTATGAGCATGTAGCCTAACATGTAGGAACATGTTGTATCAAAACGCAAGGACACAATCGCCTTTATTTGTGGCTAAATTGTGTAGCAGACGGAAAATATAATAACAACATAGTACGGGCCTGTACACAAGAACTACGTACTAATTACGGGCTGTTGGTTGTAGCATAAAATCTATATAAGATAGGAATGCGTGTCCGGTTCGATTCTGGAGCAACCTCTAAATTATAAACAATATAATAACATGGGAAAGAAAGCAATGATCAACGCTTTAACTGAAGCGTTCAATAAATCTAAAAACAGTTGCGTAAAAATAACATTGCGTAACTATATCGAGACGGTTGAAGCACTAAGCGAAAGTGAGTACAAAGAGGCGGAGGGTTTCTATATCGAAGCTCTTAACCGCTGGAGTTAATCATAATTAAAGCATAAAGAAAATGGAAAGGAAATTTAAATCTCATATGGTAGACGTCCGCGGTCTGTCCAGGAAAGAAGCTAAAGAAAAGCGGAAAAGAGCGTATCGGGAATTTATGTTGTATCGTGATCTCAAAGAAGCGTATCATGCCGATACGGGAAAGGACAAATGCAAACGTAAAGTCCATACATCACGAACTTACGTGAAGGAAAACATAAACAGTATTTAAACAGGAGTAGGGTTGTTTCGAATATCGGAGCAGCCCTATTTTTGTATCCTACTCTTTCTATTTACGGGTAGGATATTCTGAGAGTGAACGGCGGATGTAAGCTATATTGGTCTAAAACGAAACTAAAATAGGATAGTTTGGATATAATGCCGGTATTTTGTCTATATCATGTCGTTAAAATTGGTCTAAAACGAAACTTTATGCGGTTTTCTGGCCCAAAATAGGGTTCCGGATTCCGCCTTTTTCGTCTCTATGGATTGAAAATTAGGCTTATTGTACTTTTCTTAAAAATTATGTATGCTTGATTATCAATTAGTTAGGTTTTATAATCCCCGTATTTTCGGACATACTTATTGTATTTTTTTTATTTTATGTGGTGGTTTTTATTAGTAGCTGACTTGTATTTTCTGTCGGTTGGTATTCGCTCTATGTTGGAGTACGGACCGGATCAGTATAATATTGTAATGGTCTTTTGCTTTTCTTTATTGGCTTTGATTATAGGCTTAAATATCTATCTTGATAGGAGGAGCAGGCGGTAGGGCGTGGGCTGAAGGCTCTCTATTCTCTCTATGGAATGATATTATCTCTAAATACCCCATACTTCATGCCAGAGTATAAGCTTGTAGCGCTCTCCGTATGCCGGTAGTGAGGCCGAGAGCGCAGGTTCTATGCGGAAAGCCGGAGGATTAGCCGGGGTTGGAGAGGGGGAGAGGGAGGGCACTCCCTACCAACAAAATTCAATAGATAACCAACAAAATTCAATAGATAAGCGTTTTAAAACAGTGTTCTGTAGATCATTTCCACAAAATTCAATAGATAAGCGTTTTAAAACAGTGTTCTGTAGATCATTTCCACAAAATTCAATATGATAAGGGTTTAAAACAGCATTATATAGGTTCCTTCCAACAGATTAAGGGTTGAGGACTGCATTATGTGAGTATTTTTTTTTAAGCGGGATGTTTAACAATTAAAATATGGATGGTATGAACGTATATGACTTTGCGCCTGACTTAGATTTGAGTAAGGAGGTAGAAGGTTCTATTTTCGGGGTAAAAGGAATAGAAGGCAGTGATGGAATAGTATATGCTAAGGTAGTTAGCTGTGTAGACGTTAAGGATTACAGTTGTGATAGGTGTATTTTTTATGATTGTTATAAGGATAAATGTTTATTATCGCGTAGTGATAGTTGTATAGATGGAGATTGGATTTGTAGGTACGAACAGGCTGCCATAGAGGGGGAGTAGGCGGCGCCTTGGGCTAAGGCCTGCGGTTGTAGGTGGAACGTAGGTCGGAGCAGAGCCGGAACAGTTTATTGTGGAACTAAAAAAAATAAAAAGGAGGAGATAGCGATATGAAAAAGGCATTTAAGATATTTTCTATTATGTTTGTCATAGAAATAGTGCTGATAGCTATTTTAGATGCTATGGCGTAAGTGAGAAAAATTTCTTCATTAATTTTCTTATGCTTTAGACAGAATGCTCCCATCTGCGAAGATCGGAGCATTTGCTTTATGGGATTCATGGTGCAGCAAGTCGGTTCGATTCCGGCGATCTCACACAACATTAAAATAGGGAAGAACATGTTAAAAGAAGAATTTGAAGAACTGATTAAAAGGGAGGTAAACGAAAATCAGTATAAAAACATAGAAACGGCATACGAGGCTTTGCCGGAGTATATGGATAAGATGTATTTAGCAAGTGCTATTTCAAATGATATTGGGAAAGCTATTAATGTCTTATCGTTTTTAGGATCGCATATAAGCGAGTTAATGGGTTCGATAATAATCGAAAGGCAAAAGGTGGAATCATGTGCCTATGATTTAATAAACAAATCGCATGAGGAGGATGACTTGAAAGCAAGAGAGATTGCCGTGCGATTAATAGGAGAGAGGGAAACAGTGGCATACACAGTAAAAGAAGGGCTGCCATTGTGGGAACAAGATAAAAAGTTTATAATAGAATTAATAAAGGAGGATAGAAAATGAAAGACGGTATTGTATTGCATCCAGAGCATGGGTTGAATCCATCCATAGAACTATGCATAGTATGCGGTGAAGAGATGGGGATTGCTTTATTAGGGAATAACATCAAAGGGCAGGCGCCGCATCATATATGCACGGGAGAAATATGTGACAATTGCAAAAAGATAATAGATGACGGAGGTTGTTTTATTATCGAAGTCGAGGATGGATCAGATCAAAAGAATCCGTATCGTACAGGGAGATATTGCGCGATAAAGAAAGAAGCAGCAAAGAAAATACTTGGACGGGAACATAGTGTTGTGTACATGGAAAAGTCTGCGTACAGTCAAATAATACCACAAAAATAAAGAAAGATATGTTTACAAAAGAAGAGCGATTATTCATATGGAAAAAGGTATATGAGATGATTGATAGGTTAGAGGATGGGGAATACATATGTGTTGCGTTAAGAAATGTAGTGTTTATGTATTTCAAAACACATAAAAATATCTATGAGTTTCGTTCAGACGAAATGGTGAGAATATATTTCCCGGAATTGGAGGAAAAGAAAAGTATGGCTACAGAACCAGAAGAAGAATGGAGGATATATGGATGGTTTGGCTGTATTAGTCCAGAAACGAAGGAGGTAAGGCTGAATATTGTGAAAGATATTATAAAAGAATTAGAATAGTATTTTTGTTAATCTATTTTATTCATCAAATTAAGTTTTGGGTTTTGGCATGTCGGTTCGTGAGGATAGGCATGCCTATTTCTGCATCATAGAGGGGATGACGCGGCGTGCCGGTGCGTATGTGCCGGTCCTGGTTCGATTCTGGGCATCTCACAAACAATAAAACAAAAAAGTTATGAGAATATATAAGAATGATATTATAAAGGCGTCAGCAATAAGCACCGGAGCCGACAGAGGCGTGTTGCTGTGTTCAATAACAGATTCAGGCTTTACGTCTATAGCGGGCGTAATATCGGCTGTTAAGGATAGGTTACCAAACGAAGATCACAAGAAGATGGTTTTTGAAATCTTGAATGATACGAAAAAAGAGTACGGAAGATATAATAATTGCGGAACAAAAGTATTGTAATAAAGAGTAGAAAACAATATGTTTATGTAATATTAGTTTTTTCATTTTTATTGAAAGGAGCGCCGGCCTGTGAAGGTATGCGCTCTTTGTATTTGTATAATGCATAAAACAATAATAATATGACAGAGAATAGTATAGACGTAAATATCGTACCTGTAAAGAATGGTATGAAACGTGTTGTGGTATCATATTACCATTATTCACGCAAGGAGAAAGATCGCATGAGTTCCCAAACGGATTACGTTTGGGAAACAAAGAATGAAGAAATGTTTAAATACTTTGAGGCCAGGAGGACAAAAGTATTTTATAGTCAGATTCGTGCCATGTGTAGATTCTATGGCAAGAAAAATGTACGTAAATACAAAAAGTTATGATATTAAAAACGACAACCAACGAGTTTTGTTTCATTAACGTAAGTTTCTACGAAACAATAGCAGATCCTCGTCATTTCTTTGAACAGGATTATGAAGAGATGCCAGAATATGAGGAGGAATCGGATTTTGATTTTGATTCTTATTACAATAAGTTTATTCCTTTTGTACAGGAATGGGCGAATGAGGTAAGTGAACGCCTTTACGGATATGGCGTGAATAACATAAAGGTAACATCGGTCGGATATCCGAAAGAATATAATTATGGTACTGATTGGATGAACGTAGAGGTAGAGTTTTGTGATGAATGGAGGCAAAAGATGTTATCTAACATTAGTAAGATTGTCAATGATGATAAATGCAAGAAGTATGCGGAGACTAATTACCGGTCGGTATCAGGATACATCTTTTTAGGACCTGAAGATTTAAAGGAATTTGAAAAGGAAATAATAGAAAGAAAGTCGGATTCCGGATATGATGTAACAATATTATTAAATATGTATCTAACTTTGGCTTTTGTAAAAGAATTTGGATTTAAAGCCGGAGAAGCATGGAGTGAAATAACAGAATATGCTTACGGATGTTTATCGTATTCCGATTTTGCAACAACAGAGATGCTTATACCGGAAGGTTCGGAGCATTTATTCAAAGACATTTACACGGCAAAGGCCGACGAATTATATCATCATGTCCTGGATAAATTCGGATGGGCGTGGCGTGATCCGAAATATAAGTCAGAAACAGAATTATGCGCGATGCTAAAGTGGGCAAAAGAAAAAGGCTTGACCATTGAAGAGTTAAGTATTTAATTGTTAAACATAAGGCAGTAGTGGTGCGTGAGTATAGGTGCTGCCGTTAAAATATTTTATAAGATGAAAAAAGAAGAGATTCAAACTATTTTATACACAATCAAAGAAGGAGACAGTATTAAAATCAAAGTACAAGACAAAAGTGAAGAGATAAGACTGCGGGATCATGTAAGAAGAGTACAGAAATACGGATACAGGTTTTGTTTGTCTCATTTACATGATGGAATTTTCTATCTGGAGAAGTTGAAAGAAGGGGATAAGGATAAATACTATAGAGTAATAAACAGAGGAAATGGAAAGACCGGAGTATAATAAGCTACGCAAAATGGCTAAGACTACTCCAGGTCTGATAGTGGACGAGGTGCAAAACATGATGCGTGTATCGCTATACGATAATGGGGAACTTAAGAAGGTGGTAGTAGTAATGAAATGCGATTCTTTTTTACAGTCAAAAAGTAACATAGAAAAGATAATGTTATTATCATCTTCTATAGAAGATAGAAAAAACAAGGAAAAAAATAAAACAAAATCAGAAAATGAACAGAATAACAAAAATAAGAGAAGAAATAGGAGGAAAACAGGTTGATTTGACCTTTTACGGGCGCTTTTGCAGCCTTATCGAAGGTGATAGAAAGATAATACTAAGAGCGATAAAAAACGGTCGTAAAAAAGGCGTAATCGGAGCCATTCAGCCTGGGAGACATGATAGAATTTGGACCACATGGTCTATTGCTTTTGATGATCTGAAGGTAGGGGATACGGTAGAGTTCAGTACATCTGGAAAATACAATCCAGGTTTTCATTCTACAGAAAAGTATGTAGGATGTGTAGAATGGATAAAAGGATCGGAATGTGCGATAAAAACCGGCAATGGAATGGCGGTAGTATTAATTAAACACATAGAAAGGGTAGTAAAATAATGGATTTAAGGATGTTTATAGACCTATTTCAGGAGATTGAGGTAGAAAACTTGTTTAAAGCGTTAGATTTATGTATGGAATATGTAAGATTAGATTTACATGTGTTTAATGTAGGAGCTCATGTAACGTGTTCATACAGCAATGATCTTGAATCTCTTTCACAGGCAGAAGGTTGTAATGTGAATATGATAATAGAGGTACCCTACTTATTCGAAGCATTCATGGAATATGCTTCACCGGAAATGAAGTTGTATTATGAAAAACTAACAGAGATAGTATAATATGAAAGAAGAAGTAGAACGGATAAAGAAGTTGGTAGGCATAGATCATAACAGATGGGAGCAACCTTGTACATGTGATAAATGTAAAAACATGTGTAAAGTTCCTTGTATTGGTACGCCAAAAGACATAGAGGCTATCATAGATGCCGGATACGCTGACAGGTTAAAAGAAACAATGTGGATGGTAGGGTATCTTGCAGTGAAAGAAAAACCAATAGCGATGATCCAGCCAACAGAGAAAGACGGGTGGTGCGCATTCCGCCAGCCGGGCGGTCTCTGCGAGCTGCATGACCTCGGACTAAAGCCGACTGAAGGAGTTCTGGCTTCTTGTAAGGTGGTTGAAGAAGACGATATTCCGACATACGAAACATCCGTACTTAGAGCAGTAGCTCACGAGTGGGTTAAGGTGGAGAACTTTGGAAATGTAATGAAGGTCGTTTTTAAATTTTTGCATGAAAATGAACGTAGAAAATAAATTAAATAAAGTGGTTAAGATCCTAAAAGAAAAAGGATTCGTAGTATATAGAAAGGGCGGGAAGGAGCCAGGTGTATTTTATGCCAAAGAAGGTGACAGCCGGATAGGATTCGTTTATCCAAACAACGGATATATATACGACAGGATAAAAATGTGGTCTTTTTCAAGGGTATATAAACCACATAAGAAAACAGGGTCTTCGTGTTTAATGTGTGTCAGCGACGAATTTACTATAGAGAATGCGATTAAGAGCATAGAAGATAGACTGTGGGTAAATTATATAAAAGACGGTAACAGAAAACGACCAGAAGAATATAAAGATATAAGAGAAGGTGATTATATACCAGTTTACACCAGTACATTTTGACGCTTCACAGCTCCGGCTACCGCCGACAACTCCACGTCCCCCTCCCGGTTCACCACCGGTGTCTTGTTAATATTTTCTTGGGTTAGAAGATTCTTCTTTTCTAACCCAAATCTTTTAATGTTATTCGCTGCAAGTAAATCACGATCATTGACGGCGCCACATTCAGGACAAGTCCATACTCGATCCGATAACTTAAGATCACGATGTATGTATCCACATCCGCACATCTTAGAACTCGGCTCGAATCTACCTATCCGAATTAAATTAACACCGCGCCAATCTGATTTATATTGCAGCATCCTGAAGAACTCGCTCCAAGATGCAGAAGCAATACCCTTAGCAAGGCAATGATTTTTCAACATACCTTCTACATTAAGATCTTCGATGATAATAGTTTGGTTTTCACTTACTATCTTCTTACTGACCTTGTGTAAGAAATCTTGTCTACGGTTTCGAATCCGTTCATGACAAACGGCAATATCATGTTTTGCCTTCTTGTATCGGTTGCTTCCTTTATGTTTGCGACTAAACCTTCTTTGCAAGCATCCTAATCTTTTCTGCACAGATTCCAAATACTTCGGATTACTAAAAACCTGCCCATTGGATAAGACGGCGAAATCCTTAATTCCCACATCAATTCCTACTGTTGTATCGGAATTGATAGCAAATTTGTCAGGATTAGGAATACCGTCATCTATTAAGACACTTGCATAAAACTTACCGGTTGATGATTTAGATATTGTTATCGTACCAATCTCACCTTCAAAGGACCGATTGGCAAAAAACTTTACCCAACCAATGATAGGAATCTTAACTCTGTTATTTTCAAAATCAAACTTAACAGAATTGACATTCTTAAAAACGTTCTTATCCCTATGTTTGGATTTGAATTTGGGAAATCCGGTATGTTCTCTAAAGAATTTGGTGAAGGCACTATCCATACAGCGTATAGATTGTTGCAAGCATTCATTAGATACTTCATTTAGCCAAAGATGGTTCTCATCTTTTTTGAGTAATGTTAGCTGCTTGCATAAATCAACTGCTGACAAAGATCTTTTTTCACCCTGATAAGTTTTAATTTTCAGATCAAGAGCCCAATTATAGACATACCTACAACATCCAAATGTTTTCTCCATTTGGACAATCTGTTCCGGTGTAGGATCTAATCTATATTTGTAACCTTTAATCATTTCCTTATCAGTTTTATGATACAAAATTACGTGATTAAAATAAGATATATACTATTTTACTTTATGTTCTACAACATGGTTGGTATAATATTGTATATAACTACCTTCAAAAATTTAATGAGGTAATTATATACCTAAAATAATAGCTTATGACATTCAAAGAATTTATGAAAGAAGTGGGCTATAACCTAATGACTACCTTTTGGGAAGATTTCAGCATAGCCGACAAGTATGGTATAGCAGGTGTCAAGGATACCTACAGACGTGCGTTTAATGAATGGAAAGATGATTATAAGTTTTTCACGGAATTAACGCTTGTATTGAATCATAAAATCTGGCAGCATTATGAAGGTGATCGCGAACTGGCTGCATTGTATGACCGGTTGTGGCGAGAAGCTGACGAGTATGCCATGAACAACTTTAAGGGAGAAGAACTTGATTATTATTACAGAATAACAGATTAAAAGTGGTTATGAAAAATACGATAGTAACAGGTAGCCTAATTGTATTCAGTGACGGATTTGTTTGGAAAAGATTGTCCAACGAAAAAGCCTATAAGATATGGGTGTCGGCAGAAAATGAAGATTTTGAGTTATACAAGATAAGAATAGATGATGAGTCTGAGTCATTGATAGAGAGTCTTGAAGACTTGCAGGATGCCTTTAAACAAGGTCATTATGTATGTATAGAAGTAGGCAAGCTACCATATAGCATAGATTTGAATTATTTACGAAATCTGCAAGAGATGTCGGTGATAGCCGTGGATGATCTAATGGGATTAAAAGAATGTAGCAGGGAAGAGGCATTTGCCATCATTCAAGAGTGGGCTAAAGAGTTTACAGAGAAATATGGGGATTTTGATGGCTCATACTATGATGTAATAGATGAATTTATCGAAGAAAAATTAAGAACTATTTAAAATATAAAGACATGGAAGACGATCTTATTACAACAAAAGAAGTAGGTGATTATCGCATTAAAGTGTATTATTGCCGTGATTCAGAATGCCCTATAACTAATTGGGGTTTGTTTGGGTCATTCTTTTTTGAATACTCTGATATGCATCGATTGCATGATGAATGCAATTGGAAAACTTTCTTCTACGATAACAAGCATAATCTTAGAGATGTTATTGATGCTATTGTAATGAAGCATATAGAACAGAAAGACATTGTAAAATATTTAAAGAAAGGGGAAGCGAATGGGATCTCATTCACATACAACAGAGGTAGCAATGTATGGGAGTTGAAGCATAAGACAAGTCCATATATAGGTCAAGAGTTTTTTCCAAGTGATTTGACGGACTTTGATTGCAGAGGGGAATTAATAGAGGATCTGGATGATGAAGACCTGTTAGATATCATATCCAAATATGGAAAAGATGTGGTGGCTATAGAGTGGTCAACAAGGGGTTATAGTCAAGGTGATTATATAAAAGGGATAGCATACGTTACAAAAGAAAAATATGATAATGAAGTCTGCGATAAGGAAGGAGACTGGAAAGAAGATTGTGCCAAAATTATAGATAATGAAGTAAAGTCCATAGGTATGTGGATGTGGGGAGATGTAAAAGGGTACGTTCTTGAAAAGAAGGTAGCATTTACCAAGAAATACAAAGACGAATCAAGAGAGGATGAAGATTGTGAAGAATGGGAAGAGGTTGATTCTTGCTGGGGATGTTACGAGGAGACAGATGAATTGATAAAGGAAGTTATGATAGAGAATGATTTAGAAGAATAGGTTATAATGGCTGATAGTGACGGACGCCACAGGAGACAAGTGGATAAAGTGCGAAGAGCTCCGGTTTATGGGAGATGCGGCCTGCTTTGTGTGGCGTAAGACTACAGTAGATGAAATTGTTGAACATTTTAAAAACAGATAATTATGGGATATATATGTACAAGATGTGGTGGAACAAATGTTGCCTGTGAAGCCATAGTAAATCCGAATACCGGAAAAATAATAGATTATTTTGATGGATCTTTCATGCATGCTATTTGCTCGAATTGTGAAAACGAGGTGATAATATCCAACATTGAAGAAGTCAAACATGAAATTGATTTAAGGTTTCATGAATTTGTAGAAAGAACAGGGAAGGAGCCTGAATACGTAGAATGTCAGATTGTACGGAAAGAGACAGGAGATGAACAAAGAAAGACAATGAAACTATCATTGAACATCAACGATGATGACAATGATGATGTTTTTTGTTACTGCAATGGGATAGAATCGTTTAAGCAACTTGCTGAATACGGAATGGGAGAATTTATCGTAACATTTTGTTGGAGTTTCTTTTAAGAAACATATTTAGTTATCATTTTTAATAACATATCTTATGAAAACACAAGAAGAATATGCCCGTGAAATTGACGAAATCGTTCGTCGGGATGTGGAGAGTTGCCAGAGTGACTGGTTTAAAATCGACAAGGAGATATTTATGCAACCGAAAAACAAGAATAAGATATTTATTCTGGGAACCAGAAAGACCGGATGTGACTTAATAATATTAGGCGGTAGTAATTGCAATGAAATAACTATGAATAGAGTTTTCGGATGTCTTGGCAATGAAAACTTCTATGTATGTCAGCCACTTGCTTTTTATAAATCGTCGCATGAAATTAAGAAGGTAAATCCTTTGTATGCTTTCAAAGTGGCTACCGCTTATTTTAGAGAAAAAGGGATGATTCCGGTATTTGAAGATGCAATTTGTAAACTGATAAAGCCATGATAGAAGTAATAAGATACAGACTGCCCTCTTATTGGGCTTGCCCGTTAATCAATGATGATTACACTGGATTAACGGATGAAGAATGTGAGGAAATCCAACGCTTCTTGGAAGCAGCAGAAGGTTATCCGGTAGATGTAGACTGGGGAACGCAGGGGTTTTACCGTTGTAATGACGCAGGAACACTTCCCGGAGAGTGTGCAGATTTTATTTTTCATAAGTGTAATGATTAAATTAAAACAATATGGAAACTACAAACAAACTGTTTTATTCAGGTACAAAATTCTTTACAGAAAATGAAGAAGATTATAGAATAACAGTTAGAATCTCTTTGGATGATGACTGCAAAAATAACATATGCGACTGGAGCATAACAGCCGACGTTGACTGGAAAAACAAGCATGGAAAATATGAGGATTACTTAGGAGGCTGCTGCCATGATGAAGTTGCAAAACATTTTCCGGAATTGGCAAAATTCATATCGTTGCATCTTTGTAACCATTATGGTGCTCCTATGTATCCGGTGGAAAATGGCATATATCACGTTAGAAGAAGCGGTATGTCTGTGGCAATGGAGTATTTGCGTATATCAGAACAAGAATGCGTAGAATTATATAAAGCCTCTGAGGATAAGTTGTATTTCAAGTATATGCTTTTCAATCTTGGGATCGTGGATAGATGGAAAAGAGAATCAGAAGAACTTATTGCGGAACTTGAAAAATTGTGTGGTAAGAAGTGGGTTAATCCATATAAGCCGGAAGAAGAAAGATTTGTTTTAACACTAACGGACGAGGAACGATCTCTTATTGAAGAGCGTATTAAAGCCGGGCATTATTCCTCAGAAAATATAGAGAAACGCAGAGTGGAAGCCCATAAAGCAAAGATGGCGGCAAAGCGTGCTGAAATTTGTGAGCGATACGATAAGAAAATCAGACAAGCAGAAGCAGAAAAGAAGATAATGCTCTGTGTGTTTGATTATGGGTTGTCTACCGATAATGTTATATATTATTCTCACACGAACACTTTGTCTTTCAACTGGAACGGTTATGGAGAAAAAATCACACAGGAAGAGTTTGATGATTTTGTGAATAAGGTAGACCGCTCTCAGTTGCCGGAAGGTATTAAGTTTGAGCTTAAATAAAATACAGGATATGGAAAGATTGGATTTTGAAACATTGTTTCGTATTGTAAGATGGGATTACAACCGTTGTTTCAAGGATGAGTCGTTAGACAAGGATTTGTTTATGGGAAAATACGGGAAAGTTATGGGTGAACATTATTATAACAAGTTTGTCCATGAGTTTAACGGGAATATCCTGAAGATGATTGGTTACTTCAGAGGTTCCGAAAAAGAGGGGCAAGTCTTCTGCGATATGATAACCGAACGTATTGAAAAATACGAAAAGAGAATGTCATATGATAAAGGTAAGTTAAACAATTAAAAAGATATTTATATGAACAATTCAATGGTCGCTCACTTGTGGGCTCATGAACAAGAAGAATCAGCATCAGGGAGCAATTTCTTCTTTGAAGGTACAAGTATTTATTCTTATGGGTATCACTTTGAAGTCGGGAGAATAGTAAAAAACAAACAAGGGAAGAAAGCATACCTGATAAATGAAGATTATTATTCTGCTATCACGAGCAAACATCAATGCTATGTTCGTAATGCGATACCAACTTGGGCAATGGTTTTCAGTGTAGGGGATAATATATCGGATACTGGTAATATGAGGTTTGTTGCCAGCAAACTGGAATCAATTAAGAAGTCTATTGAAAAATACAAAAGAGCTAAAACAGAATTATCTTATACAGATATTTGGGGCGCTTTTGGGAATATGATGGATTACATTCAGTTCTTTAACATGGGAACTGCTAAGAGTATCCTTAAAAAGAGTGCTAATGATTGGCTTGGAACCAATCATGAATTATCCAAGAGCGGAGATAGTATCAAGCGTAAGCACGTACATGAATTAAAACGCATCTTTCAAATTTTATTGGATCATCAAGGATTAAAAGTGTTAGGGACCGTAAATGTGATTGTAGATGAAGTTTGCGGGGAAGGTACATGGATTAAGTATTCAGAAAGATCTGAAAGATGGAGAAAGGGTGAGGAAGAAAGAGAAAGAATAAAATTAGAGGGATTAAGAAAGGAAGAAGAAGCCCGTTACAAGGATTTTGATGAAAAACTGGAAGAGTGGAAGTCAGGAGAAATAAATTTCTTGAATACACCTTTCTATATTCCTGGTGAAAAACCTAACGCCTGGATCCGTATAAAAGGAAATATTATTGAGACAAGTAAACAGATAAAGATTGGAGTAGCAGAAGCCAGAAAACTGTGGCGGGCTGTGTCGGCAATGCACCGGGGCGCCGAGTTTCGGCACGGTCTGGTGGAGGACATCACCGGTCGCCAGTGGAGTCTAAATCGGTACGAAAACGATTTGCTAACCGCTGGATGTCATAGGATAGCATATAACGAAATGGAGAGAATAGCAAAACAACTGGGATGGGTTTAAGTAACCCATCTTGTTTTATTGATTACATAATTAAAAATAAAAAGATATGGAAAATCCAATTATTGTTCCGTTTGATTTAAATACGGCGAGAAAAATTAAAAGCGGAGAAATAGAAGGTTCAGTATTAATTGGTAATATTAAAATAGAATTTGTATATGAGTCAAAAGACTGTGCAGATCGTTATAATTTACTTTTTGTAAAAAAAGATGAATCTGGGATAAGTGCTATATATGCCGATACAGAAGGTCGTACTTTTTTCAACAACGTTCTGGAATTGGAAGTAGAGGCTGGAGCGTATTTTAAGAAAGGAGATGTATTAATAAGCACGCTTGGGAACCCATTTATATATAATGGTATTATTAATAGAGAAGGAGATATGGGATGCATATATGGTATATCGGCATATGGCGAGATTACATCTGAAGAAGTTCCAATATGGACAAGTGTGTGTGGTGAGGATAAATCCAAGTATGTTAGATTAGCCACAGAGGAAGAGAAAAAATCTTTTGCTGAAAGAATTGCTAATACAGAAAACCTTAAAAAAGCAGGAATAATAAAACAATATCTAAGTAAGTACGAATATTTACTTGACGGACAAAAGAAATACGATTTTAAGCCATTCGATCAAGTCTTGGTGAGAGCGAGCAATTTGGGAAATTGGAATCTACACTTATTTGCCAGAGTAAGAGAAGAAGAATATAAATATGAATGCTTGGGAGGTTTGAGATACAAAGAGTGTATCCCATACCAAGGAAATGAGCATCTTTTAGGAACTAATAAAAGCAAATAAGATCATGGAACAGAGAACAGCAACAATTCCGTTTGATTTAGAAACGGCGAAAAAAATAAACATAGGGGAAATAGCAGGTCGTATTGTGACAGAGAAAGGACAAAATAGAGCAGAAATCGTATATGAAGACAATTCGTCAAATTGTCCGTTAAGGGCAGTAAGGAACTGTATATTAAATGAACTTCACCTTACCAAAGAAGATATAATCAAAAACATAGAGCCGTTATTGGAGAAACACGTAAAACGGTACATGGTTAATACATATGGAGGTGACAACCAGATAGAAAACTGGATCAGATGCATGGTGAATGATGAACTCAAACAAAGAGATCATGATTTTATAAGAAGAGCGTGCGAGAATGTCATCAGGAATCATGTATTAAATGAATTGAATATAATCGTAAGATCCAAAAGTGAGAAATGTACATGTGAAAACAGAGTACCATCCGAAGAGGATAAGAAAGAGTCAACTGACGGACTGTATATAATCTACGAAGACGGACATGCAGAGCCGTTTACCGGCGATAACTCCAAAGATTGTGTACGATACATCGGGTTGAAGCACAGATACATGTCATTTGCAATCTCACTGACGGAGCATGATATCGTACAATTGCTTGACGATGATAGCCGTGAAGAATCCGGAAGTGGGACATATTACGAACGTGAATGTGATGCGCTGTTTGACATTGACGGATGCGGCAATACGGAACGCCTTGTAGCCAGAAATCCAAAATTGAGAAATCTGCTGGAAGATGGCGAGTATATACCATCTCTTGGTCAATTAAATTTAATGGCCCATTATATGGACGAACTAAACAAAGCATTCACTTATGTTTCGGCATCTCCCCTCTCCTCGACGTGGTATTGGTCCAGTACTGAGAGCAGCCAGGCCGTCGCGTGGTACGTGGTCTTCTCCAGTGGCCTCACGGGCACCGGCAACAAGCACATCGGAGACATGGTTCGGGCGGTAATTGATTTTTAAAAGGATTACAATGATAACATCAAGGTGATTATACACCACTTTACGCAAAAAAGCGTAAAACAATATACATTTGTATGAAACTTCATACTGGGTATCACCAATACCCTCTACCGGTTGCTCGAAAGTGAGATCACCGGATTCTTTTACTAAACAAAACGTTTTTGATTTTACTTACCCAACGAATATTTTTTTAGGGTAAAACCTTATATCAAAGACCTCTTTTACCCAACCGTCTTGTCCGAAACAAGGGACTATATGATTCGATTGAGTAAAACAAAGTTAGAGAAGAAAAATATGAAATTAAATAACATCCGTATGTTTTATAACATAGCCAGTATAAAATGATATATAAAGTAAAAATAAAAGACAATACAAAAACTCCTTTTGAATACGTTTCTGACATAGAAGCGTTTGAAAATGGTAGAGAATTTATTTTCAAGCCAGGAGTGAATGTGATTGTAGGTAAAAACGGTAGTGGAAAATCAACTTTGCTTAACATCATATCAATGTATGCGTTATGTGAGAAATCCATGTGCTCTGAAATACCGATCGAGGCACTGGATTTTCCACCTATATTTGATGATGATGATGACAAGGTTCTTGATGGGATTGACATATCATCCGATTATGCAGGGAAAGTATTCCGTTTATTGCCATCGGCGGAGATGAATCGAGATAGTGTATTGAAAAACATCAGCAACTTAGATTTGTATGTGAATAATATTAGAAGATCTTATGGAGAGAAAGTGGTGTTATCATTGGAATCACTTTTCAATTTAATGTTCGGTCAAAAGGATTATACGTTTCCAATACAAGATCTTGTAGAATACAAGAAAAAATCAAATGCGTTTTGGATTAAAAGAATTGATAACCTGTTGAAGTATTATGAAAGAAACCGCATAACATTAACAGAAAGCAGTTTTGAATACACGGTTCTCATGGATGAGCCAGATAGGAATCTTGACATTGACAACATAATGCAAATTTATAATGTATTGTCATTCCATAAACCACAAACACAAATTATAGCCATAGTACACAATCCGGCATTGATTTACAAGTTAAGCAAATTAGATTGTGTGAACTTTATAGAGATGACAGAAGGGTATCTTAGTAAAACTTGTATATTTGTATCTAACTAATTAAAAGTGAAATGGACTGGAAGAAATACAAAGAGGAAAAACCTTCAGAGGGAGAAGAAGTGTTGGCTTATCACCCAAGTTGGATAGATGAAGATTTCAACCCAAGAGGTATAAGAATAGGGTTTTGGAATGGAGGAGACGATTTTAAATCGGCTCATTGGTGGGATTATCAAGATTGTTATATCACAATCTCTCATTGTGATTGTGATGATAATTCTCTTTTCAGTGATAGAATAAAAAACAGCATAGAGCCAGAGTTATGGATATCACTTGATGTTATTACAAATTACTTACCTAACATAAAACAAAATCACTTATCACAATGAGCTATTTTATATTAATGGGAAGAAGAATCCCCAAGCAAGCCATAACAGGCTTCAAATTTCAAAATGAAACAGATAACATTCGTCCTTTCTTGTCAATCAGGATAAGGGGAAAGGACGAAATTATACCTTTCAAAGATAAAAAGGAGATACAGTCTGTAAAAGCGCATCTGTGTTCTATCTTTTCTGGGTTTGTAAAAATAGGTGACTGGTATCTCAAGATGTCGGAAGTTAAGGAATATAAGCCGGTGACCGCCGAAGACATGAACCCCTACATCTTGTTTAAGACATCTAAGTTTGGAAATATAAAAGTTCGTTTCCCGAAAGATGAAGATATGGATGCAGAATTATTGGTGTTAGATCAACTTTTTGATGTAGAATGAATTATTGATCATATTTTAGAAATCATGACCTGGAAAGAATTAAAAGACAAAATATCCCTTATGACAGAAGAAGAGCAACGACAAGAAGTTGCAGTATGGGGAGAAAATATGAATTTGATGAAAGATTGCTCCTTGGAGAAAACAAATGAGGATATGTACTACAACTCTGAATGGGATTATACTCGCGAAGAGAGTGAATTGGAACCGGAAGACAAGAATGACCCTGATGTACATAAGGTATATGAAGCAGGAATGTATTATATTTATTCGAATTGATTTTAAAAAGTTCTGATTATGGCAGCATTAACAACACTAAATATAACGGAAAAGAATGCTAACAACAGTTTGTCCGTAACTGTTAAAGTAAATGTCACCAAAGAAGGAGTGTTTACCACTACCTTGTCAAAAGAAGATGTGGACAAGATTCATTCTTATGGGATCAAATTACCTACAAACAGATTAGGCAATGAAGGATATTTTAATAGTATAGCACTTTCTGATTTGGAAAGTCAAATCAGGGAAGTTTTAAAGAGATGTTTGAGTTATAAAATAGTAGAAGAAGTGCCTATTATTAAGTATCAACTGGAAACGAATTGCATGTTTTCCTATGACAAAAACGGAAATATTGTCCCTAACCCCTCTAAGGAATGGACAGGAGGCGATGAAAATGGAGAATGGAGGGATGGAACTTCCCGTTTAGATGCCTTAAACACCCAACCTTTCGGTTTTAGTGTTTATGCAAAACCATTTCTAAAAAGAGTAATTGAATATGGAAATGGAGAGACAAAAGTAGAATACAGCAGGTTAAATACAGAAAAAGGAACCTATGCGCACTGGCTGAATTGTGTAGCAGGTATGTCATACAATCGATATAAGCCGGTAATGGAAGTGGAATGCAACGAATGCACCTCAAAATTATTCGTTGATATGATCAAATCTATTTGTAAGATAAGTGAACAAGTCAAGAGTTTTATCAATCCAGAACAAATAAAAGCAATTGCGGAGTCAAATGAACCGATTTTGCTTTTATCTAACAACTGAAAAATCATGAGGTATGTATGTGTTTTTATCTGCTTTCTGTTATGGCTTATTTTTACGTTGTTATTATCATTCACTGTCATAGGATTGGTTATAAGCGTGAGTGATGAATGGCAGGAAATGGGTGACAAAATAATAGATAAACTTTAATAAAATATGAATAAGAATATAATCAACAACGCTCAACTTTTAGAGATTAAAACTAAGATTAGACAACTTGGAGCAATGATGAATGCATATCAATGCAGGTTTGTGGTTTCTTCGGATCAATTGTTTTTTGTGGATGATGAATATGCTGGAACGGTTAAACTGACTAATCTTGATAATGGAGAATCTAACATATCATTCCCTTCATGTGACGATGGATTGATAATCAATCCAGCCGATAAGCATATTAAATAATTTCAAAACTAAAAATATTTAAATTAATTAAACAATAATAAGACATGAAACAAGATATAGAATTTGCTGTTCCTCTTTTTAAAGCTGGTGCAGAATGGCGCATTAACAGCGTGTGGCACGATGCAAGAGAAAAGCCAGACAAAGGGAAACTGCTCATTGTGGAGGATATTGACGGTGCTTATGATTTGGTCTATTTAACCAAGAGCAAGCCATGGGAAGAACTTTCAGAAAAGGATCATTATATGCGCTGGGCATACATCGAGGACTTGCTCCCATGCGAAGAAGAAAGGGGGTGATAATGAATAAAAAATTAAGAAATGCCATAAAGAAAGCAGAAAACAAACAAAACGAAGCGGATCTTGCACTGCAATCCATTTGGGAACATCTTGCTTTCTCAGGATTTAGAGATAATGAGCCTAATTTGAGCATGGCTTCAGGAAATGAAATCATACTTGAATGGAACGGTTCAGAAATGAATGCGAATGAGATTATAGACCGTATGGAATCAGTAGGATATATAACTCCCGATGATTTTATTGGAGGTTAGATTAAAGTATAAAATTATGAAAAGAGAAGATATTGAAAAAGCAGCAAAGATTTATCAAGAACAAGAAAAAGATCATGATATCTGGGCAGGTAAAGACTTAAGAAGAAAATATGAAAGGTTATGACCGACAGAGAACTTCTTGAAGAAAACAATAAGATGTTAAAGGAAATTCTAAGTTTTGTGAGAAAAGTTGATTCTGCTGAATACAGGGATCATCAAGACTTTATGGAATTTCTTAGAAATGTGGCAGCCGATATATGGGTTGAATATACGGAGCCCGAACAAAGAGGTAGATTGTTTAATTTAATAAATAAAAATAAATGAAAACAGTTTTTGATTTAAGCAGAGATGAGATTGTGTCATTGACATGCAAAGAGATATATCTGTATATAGACAAAGAGCTTGCTGGTAAAGGTATTCCAATTGAAGCTAAAAACTGGAATATAAAGAACAAAAAAGAAGTCGTGTATCCAAGAACTGGAGTTCCAGTATTTATGTTAAAAGATATCGGCATCGGTTTTAGAACCATAGAAGGTGCAACAGAGGTGGCTAATTTGCTTATTAAATATAATGCATTTAAAATGGAATCAAAGTTTCTGATAGGATCGTATGAGCAGTTTTGGATCATAAATGGAAGTGTTTGCCCAGCCATTACAGGAGAAGCGGGATATAGCAAGGAAGAGTTTGATAAGGTAAACAAGGAAAACAAAGATCCAGAATTGGAAAGTATAAATTCTTTCAATGATACTGTGAAAAAAGCCAATGAAATCAAAGACAGGGTATTGAAATACGTGTACAACATAAAACAAGAACGTTCATACAACAATGACCTGGTTGGTATCTTTGAAAGGTATAAAGATATAGCAGACGGTGACATGGAGGTAGCTATGAATTTTATCGAGGAGGCCTATCCATTCAACGAAGAAACAGAGTCGTTTATCAGAAAAAAGTTTGACATGCCTATACCGGACGAATCAAAAGAGCAGTAATTAAGCTAAATTAAATCATTTTGAATCTTTTTTATTATCAAAAGGCATATCTTTGTCCAAAAAAACAAACAGAATGGAAGAAAAAGAGATAAAAGAAGCTATGATTGAAGCCCTGACGCACTTAGAGGGGTGTAAGTATTTCGTGGCCACGATAGTAAATAATCGAGAATAATGCATAACCCATACAAATCATAAACAATTTGTATTGTATTATGCATAATAGCCAAAAGCTATTCCGATTATTAGCCTAAGTGTTGAAACAAACACTACGTTATTTAAGAATAGATAGTTACCTACGGATGTTTGCCCAAGTTCGTAGCTCTAAGGTAAGTGATTAAACAGTTCTGGTATTCAGGAACAGTGTTGCTTACAAAAAAAACCTTAAATAACATTGGCGATGGGTACTAACAGAGTTTCACTCTGACTTATGTTGAATAAACATTAAAAACGTTTGTAGATATGGTGTACGTACAAGACATAAATGGTAAACCTATGATGCCTACAACAAGGCATGGTAAGGTTAGGAGACTGCTTAAAGACAAAAAGGCAATCGTTGTAAACCTATGTCCGTTTACCATCAAATTAATGTACGTAACATCTGATTACAAACAAGAAATTGTGTTAGGCGTTGATGCTGGTACTAAACATGTTGGTCTATCGGCTACAACGAAAAGCAAAGAACTTTACAGCAGTGAAGTTATCCTTAGAAATGATATCGTAGATCTTTTGTCTACCAGAAGGGAGCTACGAAGATCAAGACGAAATAGATTGAGATATAGAAAACCTCGTTTTGATAATAGAATAAAAAGTAAGCGTCCGGGATGGGTAGCACCTTCGGTGAAATACAAAGTAGACGCCCATATTCGTGTTATTGACAATGTATGTTCTATATTACCAATATCTCGTATTGTTATCGAAGTAGCTCAATTTGATACTCAAAAGATTAACAATCCTAATATATCAGGTAAAGAATATCAGGAGGGTGATCAACTTGGATTTTGGAACGTTAGGGAATATGTTTTAGCAAGAGATGGACATAAATGCCAGCATTGTAAGGGAAAGTCAAAAGACCCAGTATTGAATGTTCATCATATTGAATCACGAAAGACAGGTGGAGATTCCCCATCTAATCTTATTACCTTATGTGAAACTTGTCATAAAGAATACCATAAAGGTAATATAGATTTAAAGATCAAACGGGGATCGTCGCTTCGCGACGCAGCCGTAATGGGAATAATGAAATGGAGATTGTATGAAGAACTAAGGTCTAAATACAACAGAGTTTCTATGACTTTCGGTTATGTTACAAAATACAATAGGATTAAACATGGTATTGAAAAATCTCATGTTTTCGATGCATTTGTTATTTCTAAAAACTTTGATGCTATAAGGTTAGGATATTATTATAAAGTAAGATTAGTAAGAAGACATAATCGTCAGATCCATAAACAAAAGATTCCAAAAGGAGGGATAAAAAGACCAAATCAATCTCCTTTTGAAGTTTTTGGTTTCCGATTGTTTGATAGGGTTATGTTTGAAAACAGTTATTATTTTATATTCGCAAGGCGTAAAACCGGTAGTTTTAATATTCGAGATATTGATGGTAAAAACCAAAGAGATATTACATACAAGAAATTGAAATTATCAAGGTGTAAACGCTTTATGGTACAAAAGGAAATGGATTGATTAATTTGAATAAAAATATAGACATGAATCGTTGGTTTGAAATCACAGTAAAAGCCGAGATTGATAATATCGAGAACGGCAAAAAAAAGAAGGTAACTGAAAAGTATTTGGTAGATGCCTTATCTTATACAGAGGCAGAATCAAGATCTTTAGAGATTTTCAAGGATTTATTTCAAGTGTTCGACATTGTTAAAATAAATCCTATTAAAGTGTCGGAAATCTTCTTCAACGGAGAAGCTGAGTACTGGTATAAGTGTAAGGTGAATTACATTACACTGGATGAAAAGAAAGGTAAAGAAAAGAAAACACCATGCTATATGTATGTCCAGGCCGGCAATCCCAAGGATGCCGAAGCTGTGTTGACTAAAGGCATGCAGGGCACGTTAGGCGACTGGAATTGCGAAGCTATTGCTGAAACGAAGATCATTGACGTATTCAAATATGATCTTCAGAAGGGAGCTGAAAAATTAGGCGAGAAGAAGAGTGAAGAGTAAGGCTGATGTAGTTTCCAACATAGCGCTTGTTGTGGCGATAATATTATTGCTTTCAGCAGGCGCTTTCCTTCTGATAGTGATCCAGACAGCACCAGTTCCTGCCCCACATGGCCGCACCTCCTTCCCGTCACGCCTGATGCTACAGTATATACCGCGCGGCGTTGTCCCGTGCCCCGCGGGAGCGGGATTGTTCTTTTCAATAATATCATTATTATTCGAATGGAAAGCAAGGAAAAGAAACTATACGTCTGCGAACGATGCGGACGAAAAGTGATGATAAGAAGTCATGGCTTATGCCAGGCTTGCAGGAGCAAAGAGTTGACTCCGAAGAAAAAAAACAGAATTACATCCATTAAAAACAGCAGCAAGAAGAAAAAGTTAGAGAGCCCGGATTTATCCGGGTTTTTTCGTCTTATGCTGGAAGAGCTGAATAGTATTCGGATGTCTATGACTGGTAGGGCTATCCATTTTCCTACAGTATGTAACGTATGTCACATACTTCCAAAAAGGATATATAAGTCTGTTGCCACTTGCAGAGATAATATAGTTTTTCTACATGAATCGGAGCATACGGTATTCGACATGTATCTTGACCGGATGGAATTTGATAAACTTGAAACAGAATTTCCTTTTGTGTGGAAGTATGCGGTAAAGAAGGTACTGGATATGGAAAGCAGGGGAATGATTAAAGAAAGAGGTAGGTTGATTATTGAAATAATTGACAGGTATGATAGAAGAAAAGATTAAAATATTAACAGATTTAGGGTTTGTCCCTATGGTGGAAGGAGTAGAAAATACGTTGTTTAGAATGAACGATGTTGTGATGTCGGTGTCAGATCCTAATCAAACACCGGAGCAATTGAGAAAGGAAGTTATGTCTTTAATAAAAAACAAAGACATAGCAGAAAGAGGCGGACAGGTTCCAGTAGTTAAAGAGCCGGCGCCTGAGCCAGAGCAGGCCCAGGGAGAAGAACCGGAAGCTCCGGCAGAGGAAGCAGATCCTAACCCTGGAGAGGAAGATTCGAATCCGTTTACAGAAAATCAAGAAACGTTAGAGCCGTTTTATATCTGCGATGAGTTGAAGAAGATTGAGACTCCCAAATTCGTAAGATTGACATTAGACGATAATCGTTTTTATGTAAGGAAGATGGATGATGGAACGGCCAAGATATATGCTTCGGTAACAACTTTAATCAAAGATGGGTATGTAGATGATAAGACCGCACTTCAGGAATGGAAGCAAGAGATGAAGATGCTTGGTCGCAATCCGGAAGAGGTGGCACAGTATGAAGCCGACAGGGGAACGATCATGCACTATCTGTACGGATTGTACCTAACAGGTAGAGATATGGTCTTAAATCGAAGCTTTGTAGTTAAGACAGTGCAAGAAGGCAAGCTGAAAATATCTAAGAAAAATCTTGATCGGTTTTTTAACAGTATTGATGATCTTGATGATATGATTGTCAGAATTATGAAGTTTGCCAAATTTTGTTCAGAGTATAAGGTTAAGCCGATGATGATTGAAAGAATATTGTCATTAGAAGACTATTTAGTAGCTACGCCGATAGATGCGATGGTTAAAATGACATTCAAATACAAAGAAGAAGGTTATTTTGGAGCCGTGTATCAAAGGGCTACAGGGCAGTTTAAAAAAGGTGATCCGAAGAAGGAGGTAAGAGACGTGGAGAAGGAAGAAGTGGTTATTCTCGACTTTAAATCAGGGGGAATATGGGAATCATACGCATTTCAATTAGAAGCTGAAAGAAGAATGGTTAAAGCATGGTATGGGATTGATGCACGTATTATGAACTTTTCTCCAAAAAGCACGAGCAGCAAAGGATATACGTTGAAAGAATGGACAGAAGACAGTATAGCACTTGAAAAGGCGGACTGCGTGTTCCAACAAGGTATGTTGAATCACCTTAGAAAAGATAAGAAGTTTAAAGTGAGAAAAGGAGTGTTGAATATCAATAAGCCGTACAATGAAGAAGATCATACGGTTGTATATGATATTGCAGAGGAAATGTCTAAAAGATTCATGATATAAAAAGCAATGAGAGGAGCTAAGGATGCTTGATTTTAGAAAATACGAAAACGTACCTCGGTTTCAACTTGACCGCAGGCCTGGCAGGAGCCGACTGAAGCTAACCTGCCCGGCTTGCGGGAAAAGCCGGTGCCTTACCCCTTATATTGATGTGGCGACCGGTCAGGTCGTTGGCAATGAGTTTGGAAGATGCGATCATGAACGAACTTGCGGTTATGATAAACGACCTACCGGCAAGGATGTAGGTGACAAAGATCTTTGGATTTCGGGAAATAAGTGCATAAGAGCTTATCGTCCTCCTGTAAATCCTGACGTTGTAAATTACATACCTTTTAGCGAGTTTGAGAGGACTGTGGTTCCAGACGATAGAAACACCGTATTTAGATTTTTATCGTCTCTATGGGGAAAAGAAAGGGTATCTGATGTGTTCAGAAGGTATCATGTCGGAACAATGGACTTATGGGGATGGAAAGGGTGTTGTATATTCTGGCAGATAGATAAGGACTTTGTATGCAGAACCGGCAAGATCATGGACTTTTATATAAAGACCGACAGCCAGGGGAATGAGATTGATGTAAAAAGAGTGAAGGAAAAAGACGGTGACAATGAGCGGCCTCATGTTATGTTTTATCATTCGTTGCATGCAAGGGACTTCTTGTTTAGACAATGCCTGTTCGGAGAGCATCTTCTAAGCCAGTATCCGGATAAGGTGGTTAATCTGGTGGAATCAGAAAAGACGGCTATTATATGCGCCGTGAATAAACCGGATGAGTTATTTGTAGCTACCGGTGGGTTGCAGAATCTAAGGCCGGAAGTGATAGATGTTTTAAAAGATAGAAAGACTGTAGCTTTTCCGGACAAAGGACAAGCATTTGAGACATGGAGTAAAAAGATAGATGGGATGATGATGAAGTCAAGGATAAAAGTATCGGACTATCTTCAAAATGTTGAAAATGTAGGAGACGGAGATGATGTGGCAGATTTGATAATTAGTAACAAGATAAAAGAAAAATATCATGAGCCTGGATGTTTATATTAAGAACAAGAAGAAAGAGGATCGTGAATGGGTTGCAAACATCACCCACAACATGAACAAGATGGCACAAAGAATATTCGTATCAGAAAATAAAGAAACGCTGTACGATTATGTTTGGAGACCAGAAGAATTGTATAGAGAAATATATACCAATGAGATGAAGAATGTACTTACAAAAGGTATATGTATTATGATCTCCAAGAGAAAAAGTCTTTTGAAATACGAGCCAGAAAATGGATGGGGGTCTTATGATTCATTTCTTAAGTTTCTTATCGAATATAAAGAGGCGTGCGAAGATCATCCGGGTTATATAATTGAAGCAAGTAGATAATATGGAAAATTACAAAAACACTTTAAATGAGGTAGTGGTGATCGAATCGTCACCAGAAACGTATTTTGTTTACGCTATTCGTAATGCTATTCGTATCTCTAAATGCGCGTATCCGACAGCCAAGAAAGTAATTTTCAAAAGAGAGGACGTAGAGGTAGAGGTTTCGGAAATGGAAACTGAAAGCAGTTTGTATGAAAAGTTTAAAGAAAAACAAAAGAATAGGGTATGGAACTTAATGAGCGCCAACAACGGGTTTTAAGAGGCGAAATTTGTCCTTATTGCGGAAGGGAAACCGAGCTGGTCAATGCCGATAAAATATATAGCAGAAAAGGCTTAGGTATGGTTATGATGTGCAAACCATGCAACGCTTATGTCGGTGTTCATGAATCAGGGCCGAATAAGGGAAAAGCTAAAGGCCGGCTTGCGGGGCCATCACTGAGATCTCTTAAGATAAGAGTCCATGCCGAACTTGACAGACTATGGTCTACGCCGGAGGAACGGAAAAGGATGTATAAAGATTTATCTGGATTTCTCTCTATACCGGAAGAATACACACATATAGGTATGTTCGGCGAGAAGACGATGGGAAAAATCTTTCAGTTCTGTCATGTAAACAAAGAACGATCAGGTTCGAGAATAGAATGGCATAAGCCTGGAGATAAGTGCCCTAATAAGAACAATCAAATAGTGTCAGGAAGTAGCGCATGTAGAGGATGTCCTGAGTATCTCCATGATGAGAAAGATGGGTATGTCTGGTGTGATCCTGATATGAGCTACGGCAGGTTGAAATAGGGCGCGAATTGCCTATCTTTGTGCTATTATTAATCAAAAAAAATATAAGCACATGGGCAGATCAACAGAGTACTACAGGACTCATCCAGAAGCCAGGAAGAAAAAGGCTAAAAAGGACAAGGAGATAAATGCCAGACCGGAACAGAAAGCCAAACGCCGGGAGCTTGGTCGTAAAAACTACGAAACGGACAAGAAGAAGGGCAAGGGCTGGAGGAAAGGCAAGGATTGTTCTCATACCAAGAACGGTCTTAGGTATAAATCAGTAAAAGCTAATAGGGGATCCAAGTCGGATACGAAAGGTGACAAAAATGCAAGATCTCCGAAATAATATACAAAAAGACAAATAGAATTTTACTTTTTTGTATATCCAGTTTTACTGGCCGGTTATTAGCCTAAGTGCTTCGAGCACTACGTTATCGGAGAATGTATAGTTACCCTGGAGTGTTTATCCAAGCTCCAGGCTCTAAGGCAGGTGATTAAACAGTATTTGTATTTGGATACAGTGTTGCTTGTAAGAAACCTCTGAATAACATTGGCGATGGGTACTAACAGATTGAAATATATCTGACTTACTACGAATAGTAGTTATTAATTAAAAATTAGTTTGTAACAAATGGTGTACGTACAAGACATAGATGGTAAACCTTTGATGCCAACAACAAGGCATGGTAAGGTTAGAAGACTGCTTAAAGACAAAAAGGCAGTTGTTGTCAACTTATGTCCGTTTACCATCAAATTAATGTACGTCACATCTGATTACAAACAGGAAATTGTGTTAGGCGTTGATGCTGGAACTAAACATGTTGGTCTATCAGCTACGACGAAAAGCAAGGAGCTTTACGCAAGTGAAGTTATTCTGAGAAATGATATCATTAATTTGCTTTCGACAAGAAGAGAATTGAGGAAAGCGAGAAGGAATAGGATAAGGTATAGAAAGCCGAGATTTAATAACAGAATAAAGTCGAAGCGCCAAGGATGGATAGCTCCATCTGTTTGTCAAAAAATTGATTCCCATATTAAGGTTGTCAGTTTTATACATTCTATCCTTCCTGTTTCAAGATTAATTATAGAAACTTCTCAGTTTGATACTCAAAAGATTAAGAATCCTGATATATTGGGAAAAGAATACCAGCAAGGCGAGCAACTTGGATTTTGGAATGTTCGAGAATACATACTTTTTCGTGATGGTCACAAATGCCAGCATTGTAAGGGAAAATCGAAAAATCCTATTCTTAATATCCACCATATCGAATCGCGAAAGACTGGTGGAGATTCACCTTCTAATTTGATTACTTTATGTGAAACTTGCCATAAGGAGTACCATAAGGGGAATATTAAATTGAAGGTAAAAAGAGGAACTTCACTTCGTGATGCGGCCGCGATGGGAATCATGAAATGGAAGTTATTCGATAAATTGAAGTCATTATATCCAAACGTTAGTATGACATTTGGATATATAACGAAACATAATCGGATAAAACATAGAATCGAAAAGTCCCATGTTTCTGATGCATTTGTTATCTCAGAGAATTTTAAAGCAAAAAGGCTTGGATATCATTTCAAGATGAAACTCACACGGAGACATAATAGGCAAATTCATAAAATGAAGATGCAAAAGGGAGGGATCAAAAGAATGAATCAATCACCATTTAGGGTATTTGGGTTTAGACTATTTGATAAAGTAATGTTTTATGGTGAAAAACGATTTATTTACGCAAGAAGACTTTCTGGTAGTTTTAAAATAAAAGATATAGATGGGGAAAATGAGAAAAATATATCATATAAAAAATTAAAATATATAGGACATGGATTGACTTCTATTGAAGTAGATCAATCATATGGATATAAAGCAAATACACATAATAACGAATAATCACAATGGAGTTTGGAACATTCGATAACAAAACGACAAAAGTTAACATCCGGAATATTTTCAAAACCTCCAAACAGGTTATGGAAGAGGCGTATGAGAATATCTTGAAATACAGGCGGGGAGAGCTTATCCCCGCTAAAACCGGATACGATTATATTGATGAGGCTTTGCTTGGAGGTATTTTTCCTCAGCACGCTATTGCCATAGGAGCCCGGCCATCTGTAGGTAAATCGTATGTGGCTCAAAAGATATTGGAAAATGTTATGAATCCGATGATCAACCCGCAAGCAGAAGATTATTTTCTTGTTAATTGCGAGTTCGAAATGAATCCTCAAGATCTTCTTCTTCGTAGAATGAGCCAGGATATGAAAATGCGAGCTCCTGAAATATTAAGAAGGCAAGATTCTAATACAGTAGAAGAGATGAGGATGTTTGAAATCCTTCAAGGTGAAATCAGGAATAATATAATATACATCGATGCTCCGTGTACGGTAAAAGAGTTTGAGGCGGCTGTGTATCATATAGCTACCAAACATAAAGACAAACGTCTTATAATATTTAAAGTCGATCATATTGCTTTGATAAAAAGAATGGGATTAGATCCTAAGTCGGCTATAGATGATTTGGTGGCGGTTATGAACGAAGCTAAATTAGTATATAAAAACATATTTTTCCTCATCATATCCCAATTCAACAGAGAAATAGAAGGAAGGATAAAAAGCCCACAAGAGCAGCCTCCGCGTCTTTCTGATTTTTACCAATCCGATACGCTGGGTCAGTTATGTACGTTAATGATAGGTTTGCACAATCCTCGTAGGTACGGGCTGGATAAGTATATGATATTTGGGAAAGACTGGTATCAGACCCTTGATAGGTTTAAAACTGAAAACAAAACATCATTCAGGACAGCCGGACTGGTATTTCATCATATACTGAAGGTAAGGCAAGTTAGTATGGAAGAGCTTACTAATACAATCCACCCAGAGATACTGCCGGGACATGGATGGATGTACGGGGAGGGCGGGACGAAGTTCGTGAACCCCAACCAGCCGCCGACGCCGCCCAAGCTCTATACTGTGGAAGACGTTACGAACAATCAAGATCAAGAACAAGAGACAAAGGAAGAACAGTCATTGTATTAAAAAAAAATAAGAACCATGAGACTAACAGTAGAAGAAAACGAATACCTGATAAGTAAGTTCCTTTTGGTTCTTACTGAGTTTGCAGGGGATGAAAGAGAGATGTTTTTAATCAACTCCATACATGATAAGGCGGTGGCGGATATGAATTATCGTCTTCCGTCTTTAATAAGCAGAGAACGTAAAAGACGAGTTATTGAACTCCTTAAAGAAGGAACCAGAATAATCAAGGACTTTTCCGGCTATGCAGGTGATATGGGTATGATTAACGAATACGATCGCCTAAAGAAAGAAATAGGAACCGTCCAAGATCAGCTTGGCGACGTAGAAGGTCAACTTCGGGCAGCAGGAGAAGTCATAAAAAAAGAACTTGATATGATTGCTGACCGAATCAAAGAAGATCTTCTTGACCGAGAGCTGGCTAAGAGTAATGCCGAGGCCGAAAGAAAAGCCAAAGTAGATCCGAGATATGAAGTAGCTTTAGGTGATTACAAGGAGATGCTGGAAGTGATTTTTACAACCAGAAACAAGTATTCTACGGTAGATTCTGTACATGACGATCTTCGACAGTCGGTATCTACCGGTAGAAATTCGATTATCAAAGAAGGGTACAACAGTTAAAAACAAGGAGGAAATATGGAAAAGAAGGAATTTAAAGTAGGAGAAGTGTTTGATGCCGGACTTGTGAGATTAAAATGTGTGGATGCTCCAGAGCCAGACTTAGGATGTGAAGGATGTATATTTAATGACCACATTACATGCGGGTCGGTAGATGTAGTCGCAGGCCCGTGTAATCACGTAGAGAGGGAGGATGGTAAGGATGTTATTTTTATTAAAGCTGATTAGGCATGTACATCAATTTCAGACAACTTGCAGCATCAGACATGACTCCTAATGATCTGGCTAATCTTCTTGCTATAAGACAGAAGGATACGGTTATGATCGAAGCCATGCTGGAAAAAGATGCTGGGAGGTATATAGAGCTTGGCCTGGTTGAGAAATTAAAATCAGGCGTGATGAGATTGACCAACAAAGGAACGTCTTTTGTGAATTATATAGAGACACCGGAGATGACAGACGAGGTTCTGGAAACGTTGAAGATTATGATAGGAATGTACGAATCGTATTCAAAAGACATAGGTGTCAGCAGAAAAGAAGCGGAATCCAGGTTGTGTTGGTTTATGGGTAACACCTCATTCAAGAAAGAGGTCATACTTCAGGTAACGGAATCTTATATAGCAGAGTCAGGAGATTATACAATGAGCTTATGTAACTTCATATGGAAACCGCCTTCTCAGGCCTTTTCGGTCCATATGAACCTTAAAAATTCAAAGCTCTTTGACTTAATAGCTGAAAAATTTAAGATCGCTACCGAGCCTTATTTGGAGTCTAAGAAGAATAAGGAAATGGATTGGTTGTTTGCCGTATCTAAATTGCCTACGCCGCCGGCTAAAGGCAATCCGGATTATTTGTTTACCGGAAGTTCTGAAACAGACAAAGAGCGATTGAAAAACATAAAAACGTATTTATTTAACAAAATTAGAAAGCAATGGAAAAAGTAAGAATCAGAAAGATAATAGAGGATATAATTATTACTCAGTTTCTTAATTCGGAAATAGATATAGTTCATGAAGAAGATGTGACGTTTAAAGAACTTGGATTAGATTCTATCGATCAAATTGAACTGGAAGTGATGGTGGAACAAAAATTCAATATTGTTATTAATGATTATGATATGGAGACCATCAAAGATATGACTGATCTTGTTTACAAAATAATAACAGAAGGATATGGGAAGTGACATAATTTTATGCATGGCTTTAATAGCGTCATTTGCTTTTGTTATACAGTTTTTGTTGTCGATATTAGGATCTGATCTGGATACGGATATTGATATTGATGATGCTTCTGATTTAAGTATGTCTTTGTCGGACATCATATCATTCAAGGGCATAACACATTTTATTCTTGGATATAGCTGGACTACCTACTTTTCGGGTTCCCATTTAGTAGGGGTTGTGATAGGGTCGTTTTTCTTTATCGTTTTGTTTTACGTATATAAGTTACTTCTTAAGTTAAAGCAAGAAATGGTGTACGAATGTCCGGAAGATTTAAATGGCAGAGAGGTGGAGATAGTGTTTAGATCAGGGAAGAATCATTATATGGTAAATATTTCGAAAAATGGAAGACAGGAGCAAATGAGAGTAAGATGCTTGTCTGGAAAAACTTACAAAAACGGTGACAAGGTGAATATAAAATACGAAGAAGGAGAATTAATTATCTAATTTTTTTATCAACAATTAAATTTTAAAAGTTATGACAACAATTATGTACGTGTCAGCCATCTTAGCTGTAGTGATTATTTTGACAATCATCGGAGTCTTATCAAGGTATCGTAGATGTAAGCCTAATCAGGTCTTGGTCGTTTACGGTAAGACAGGTGGGGAAAAGAAGTCGGCAAAATTATATCATGGTGGAGCGGCATTTGTCTTGCCTATTATTCAAAGCTATGATGTTTTGTCTATGGAGCCTATGCAAATAGATTGTAGGCTTACCGGTGCTTTGTCATCTCAGAATATTAGAGTAGATGTGCCTACAACTATTACAGTAGCTATCAGTACAAATCCTGAAATCATGCAAAATGCAGCAGAAAGACTTTTGGGGATGGATACCGAATCTACTGAAAATCTTATTACAGACATCGTTTACGGTCAGATGCGTTTGATTATTGCCGAAATGACAATCGAAAAACTTAATTCTGATAGGGATGAGTTTTTGGATAAGGCAAGAAAAAACATTGATAACGAACTTAATAAATTGGGTCTTTATCTTTTGAACATTAACATCAGTGACATCAGAGATGAAGCCGGCTACATCATGAATCTTGGTAAAGAGGCTGAAAGCAAGGCTCTGAACGAAGCACAGGCTAATATCGAAGAACAGGAAAAGCTGGGTGCTATTAAGATTGCTGTACAACAGAAGGAAAAAGAAACGGCTGTAGCTAATACCCAAAAAGAGCAAGAGATTCAAATTGCCTATACTGAAAAAGAAAAAGAAACGGTAGTAGCTGAAACAAAGAAAGAAAAAGAAGTAGCTTTGGCTTTAACCGATAAAGAAAAACAGATCGGTGTAGCTCAAGCCGATAGAGATAGGGCTGCGGCTATAGCAAAGACTTTGGCTGACAAGGAATCAGCGATTGCAAGATCTAAGGCGGAACTTGAAGTAAACAAAGCTGAAGCCGAAAGAATGGAAGAAGTTGGAAAGAATAAAGCTGAAGCTGACAAACAAGCAGCTATAGCAATACAAGACTCTGAAGCTCAGATTAAGAAAGCTGAGGCTGAGAAAAATGCTTCTGTAGGCTACAACAATGCCCAGAAAGAGGTTGCTGTATCAGAATCAGAATTGCAGGTTATCAAAGCTCAATCAGAAAAGAAAGCCGGAGAAGAGAAAGTTAAATCGGAAGCGGCTGTGAAAACGGCAAAAGAGCTTGCTGATAAAGAAGTGGAAGAAGCTAAAGCTAAGAAGGTTCAAGCTGCGCTTAAAGCTGAAAAGATTGTGCCGGCTGAAATTCAGAAGCAGGAGGCTATGTTGCAAGCTGATGCCGAGGCCGAGAAGATCAAACGCCGGGCCGATGCTGAAGCAGCAGCACATTTGGCAAAAGCAGAGGCGGAAGCAAAAGCTATTCAGATGAAGCTGGAAGCGGAAGCCGAAGGTAAGAAAAAGTCGTTGATGGCAGAAGCCGACGGATTTAAGGCTATGGTGGAAGCAGCAGAATCCAATCCTCAGATCGCCATCCAGTACAAGATGGTTAATCAGTGGAAAGAAATTGCCGGAGAACAGGTTAAGGCATTTGAGCACATTAACCTCGGAAATATCACGGTATTTGACGGCGGTCAGAACAGTACCGGTAATTTCCTTAACAATGTTGTTAAGACCGTCGCTCCGGCATTGGGAGTCATTGATCAGCTTCCGATTGCAGATACTTTAAAGAAGCTAAAAGGAGATGACAAAAAATAAATACAATGGCCCAGGGTTACACTTGGGCCTAATTGAAGAAATAAAAGCAGCATTCATAGATTTCCTGCCGGCAGGAACAGTGCTTTACTAATTACGATATTTTTAACATGGATTTTGGACAAGATTTAGAACCAGAAGAACTGACCAAGCATTATGATCAGTATTATGGAATTGATTTTGAAACAGAAGAAGAGGAGGATGAAGAGTATGACTGACGAGGAATTTGTATTGGATAATAAGAAAAGGGTTGTTGTAAGAAAAAGAATATCTTATTTAAGCAAAGGGGATAAAGTGTGGATTGTGTCTTCCGACGGGTATCTGCTACACACGGACGTGGTTAGAGCCGACCGAGGCCGATCTTATGTGGATATAGACGGTATCCTGTATTGGAAACGAGGATTGGATGGCAAACATCGTAATCGTAATAACTACATGCAATTCGCCATGACGCCGGAGGATGGCAAGAAATATGTTGTATATTACCCAGAAGGATTTAAAGACAATGACTTATGATGGTCCCGGAAACGCATTTGCTATATAAGGAGTTTAATGGTGTGAAACGTCTTGCCATATCTTATTCCCAGATAGATACGTTTCTTACTTGTCCAATGAAATGGTATAAAACTTACGTGGAGGGCAAAAGGTCTACGGAAAAACAAGAAGCTACGTCTTATGGTACGGTTATTCATAAGACACTGGAATACTTCTTCAAGAACGGAAGACAGCCTTCTGGCAAAGACCTGGGGGAAGCTATAAGTTACTATGCTTACCAAGAAGACATACCTTGGCAATCACCGGAAAATATGATGATAGCCATGAAGCAATCTGGAGAGCTTCTTGCTTGGATTGTGGATCTGTTCAAAAAAGACGGCAATAGGTTTATGATAGCTGATAGTGATCTTAATCCCTGCGAGAAACTTATCAGACACGGCGCTATAGTTGGAGTCGAAGAAGATTTTGTGCTGCCGTACCGTCTTCCTAAGCCTGTTAACATAAATGGAGTAATTCATACTCATGTGTACATAGTAGGATCGGTAGACCTTCATCTGGCTATAAAAAGCAAGAACGTAGTTCACCATTATGTCATAGATTGGAAATCAGGTAATAAGGTTTTTGATTCTAAGAAGTTGGAAACGAATTTACAGCATCCTATATATTCGTTTTACATCTATAGAAAATATGGTGGAGTTCTGCCAGATATGAACATCTATTTCTTTACCAGGACCAGACAATACCAAAAGGTTAAGGTGGATGAGGAACGTAAAACAAAATCTATAGAGATGCTAAATGACACTTTGTCTAAAATGTATGATTTTGAAGATAATAGTGTAAAAACATTTCAGGCATACATCCAGGGAGCAGAAGGAGCCAGGTATAGCAAGCGGCGTGCCACCCTAAGCCAGCCTGTTCCGCAAAACAAGCTACCCTGCCCGTCAGCACTGTGTTACTATTGTGACTTTGGATTACATAACAAAAACGAATGCCCTTTCTCTTCAGATTGGGATCCGTCTAAAAAGATAAAACGATGAAATACGAGGATGTTCAAAAGTTAAGAACAAAATACCGGCAAGATCCGGAAGTTATAAACTTGACATACATGAGAGACGTTGCTGTACGATGCGGGAATTTCAAGAAAGCGTTTGAGCTTCAGGAGAAGATGGAGGATATATGGTTCAACTATTTAAAAGGAGTCCAATGAAAGAAGATCTAATATGTGGAGTAGCGATCCTTTTGTATTTAGTTTTATTATACTTACTCACGACAGCTTTCATAAAAACAGGTAGAGCAGTAGATCGTTATAAGATGAAGAAGAAAACTGACAAAATCAAAGTCGGTCAAAGATACGAACATAAGAACTACTTTGAGGATCCATTTGAAAGAGGCAAGCATGTGATTAAGATATTAGACATAAAAGAAGGGTACGTTCTATATGAGTACGAAGAAAAACCATATATACGTTCTTCTGTGAGTCTTGAAGATATTGTTAAAAAATACATTTTAATTACTGATGTTAAACACAAGTAAGTCATGAAAAAAGAAGTCACAATCAAGGAAGATATGGCTGTGTTTTATAAAAATACAGGAAAAGAACTATGGATTTATAACGGACTTTTCAGAAACAAGGTGTTGTCTATAAAAAAAGATAAAGCCATTATCATGTGTGAAACTGATGCTGAATATGCTGTACTGATAGAAGATAATCAGTTTATTGCCGTAGCAAAAAACATGGATTATGATTACTGCTGCGCATTCACATTAGGTAATGCCGAGGCTTATGGGGATCGTATGGGCATATCGTGCAGTGTATGCTTGCTTGAAGATAACGAAGATAAAGCAAGGGAGATGTTGAAAGAGGCGATAATAGAACTTTCAAAAAACAGTAAAATAGATTGCGATGGGCTTTGAACTTAGACCTTACCAAAAAGAGGCAGTAGATGCCGGGCTTAAGTTCCTTACAGGAAGATCTAAGAAGCCTGGCATAGAAGTCTTGCCGTGTGCAGCGGGGAAGTCTTTGATAATTAGCAAGATAGCTCATGAATTAAAAAGACCTATCCTTGTATTACAGCCATCTAAAGAGATTCTGGAGCAGAATTATGCGAAGGCTGTATCATTCGGTTCTAAACCTACCATATATTCTGCTTCATGTAAAAAAAAAGAGTTATCGGCTATGACTTATGCTACACTTAAAAGCATAAAGAAAGACGTAGCAAGGTTGAAAGATATAGGGATAGACACATTATTGATAGATGAGGTGCATAGCGGGTATTCTCCTGAAGAAGGTTCTGAATTTATGGAGTTTATGAACAGGTTCCCAGAGGCGAAGGTGCTGGGCTTCACCGCCACGCCCTGCCGCCTCCGGACCTACAGCTCCATGCTGGAAGGAAACTACAGCAAACTTAATATGCTGACGAAAGACGAGCATAATTTCTTTAAGAAGATAGTTCATGTGACTCAAATACAAGAGCTAACTTCTCAGGGATTTTGGTGCCCTCTTAAGTACGAACGATGGTCGTTTGATGAATCGGCTCTGATATTAAACAGTACCGGAGCCGAATATACCAACGAATCTATTAAAGAAAGCATCGTACGAAACGGCTTAAACAACTCTATCTACAAGCGCCTTCTTCAACTTATGAACGAGCGTAAAGCTATTTTGGTTTGCATGGATTCTATCGAATCATGTAATAGAATATCAGAGTTCATGAATGCCAGGATGGGAGCCATAACCGGTGTCGTAACATCGCTAACAACCAAAAAGAAAAGAGAGCAAATCATATCCGATTTCAAAGAAGGTAAGTTGAAGGTGGTTTTTAATTATTCAACGCTTGCTACCGGATTTGATTTTCCCGAACTTGATTGTGTGATGTTTGGACGACCAACATTCTCATATTCAACATATTACCAGGTGCTCGGCAGGTGCGTCCGCATCCATCCTGACAAGAAAGAGGCGCTGATAGTTGACTGCTGCGACAACATGAGGCGCTTTGGTCGGATAGAAGACCTGACAATCGAGCAATTCCCTTCTAAGGGCTGGTGTATGTTTGCCGGCGATCAACTTCTGTCTAATATAAGGATGGGTGATATTATTACCAAAGACGAGATCCTTCGTCGGGCAGCCTCGCTTAAATCCGTAAATGGAGATGGTAGGAGAGAGGACGATCTTGACAGCATAATAATGTGGTTTGGAAAATATGAAGGAATTAGATTCAAGGACATACCAGTGTCGTATTTTAGGTTCTTGGCTGAGAATATGGCAGTAAAACCAGGAGACAGGAAAGAAAAGATTATCGAATATTATAATAGAATAAAAGCATGAACAGCAAAAGACGTAAGAAAATAGAGGATATTATTTCCAATTTGGAAAAGCATAAAACAGATCTTGAGTTTATCAAATCAAAGCTGTCAGAGGTTAGGCATAATCTGGATTCAGCCAAGGATGATGTTGATATGATTTTAGACGAAGAGACGGAAGCAAGAGATAATATGCCGGAGTCGTTACAAGATACAGAAAGATATTATCAATCAGATGAGGCTGTAGCTAATATGGAGGCGGTTGTTGATGATATAGAAAGTATTGTAGGGGATTTAGAGAATGCGGTTTCAACCATTGATGATAAAATCAATGACATAGAAACTGGTATTATAGGGAATTTAGAGGCAGCCATAGGCGCATAACGTAAAAATATAATCATAAAATTTAACACAATATATTTGTATAGATATAATACGATACATATTTTTGTATCGTATTATTTTTTATGTGTTATATTTTATGAAAACAAATGTTACAATGGTATCAAAAGACCGAGAATTATTTGGCGTAATAATTAAGCAGGACACTAAAACTTCGTTTATGTCCTTAACAGACCTTCAGGAAGCCTATACGAAGAAGAGGGTTGAGATGGGGTGGAATGAAAAGAGAATAGAGAATATCCTATCTAATAAGGAGAGTGCGGAACGTGTTTACTATATCCTTGAAAAACAAGGATATAAGATAGAATCAGGATTTCCTGGTTTTATACAATCTGTTGAAAAAGAGTCACTTATAAAAGTGATGAAAAAAATGGGAGCTTATAAGACAATGGGTAGAGGAGAGAATAGGAGAACTATGTGTAATCCATATATATGGGTGCTTGTAGCTATGGAACTAAACCCTATGTTGTATGCTGAGGTTGTTACGTGGTTAACAGATAAGCTTATCTTAAACCGAATAGAGGCAGGTGATAAATACAATGTCTTGTCAAGAGCTATATCAAGATTTCCGGATGCCGATTACTCCAAGATGGCTAAAGGCTTAAATTGGATTGTATTTAATGAGCATGAAAGCATGATAAGAAATAGGGCTACACAGGAGCAGTTGAAAGAACTTGAAACCCTACAGTCTAATCTTGCATTCTGCATAGAGATGGGAACCATCTCTTCTTTCTCTAATTTAATGAACATGATGAGATCTATATATGTAAAGAAATGGGGAGAAGAGGCTGTAACCTCTAAAAAAGTAAAATAATATAATGTAAAATAACATTAAAAATAATTGATTCTATTCTGTAATATAAATGGAATATGTATCTTAGATGTATGGTTTGTAAATAGCATTTAATGTATTAAAAATCATGAGATTAGTATATAAGTTTAACATAGGACAAAATGAAAATATATCATCTTTATGCAAGATTAGCAACAACTTGTACAATCAGGCATTGTATATTTTCAGAGAAACACTTTCTAAAGAAGATAAGTGGTTGTCCTATTTTGAACTTGATGCTATCATGAAAAATACCAAGAATTTGGATGGAGATATTAATTACAAATTATTAAAGGCGCAATGTTCACAACAAATTCTTCGTATTCTTGATAAAAACATTAAAGGTTACTACAAATCGGTCCAAGATTACAAGAAAAATTATAATAAGTATAGGGAAAAACCAGGCCTTCCAAGTTATAGAAAAAAGAGGATCTGAATTTAATTTGTATTACACGAATCAGAGTTGCAAAATAAAAGATGGAAAAATAATCCTATCAAAAGATATTTCAATAAGTATTCCTCAATATGAAAAGTATTCTGATTTGATAAAAGATTTCAAACAGATTAGAATAAAACCATTAGCGTGTGGATATAAAATAGAAATCATTTATGAGGTAAAAGATACTGGAGTATCTAAATGTAGGGAAGAGAAAGTTGCTTCAATCGATTTAGGGATTGATAATCTTGCAACATTAGTAAGTGAGGATTTTACTGTTTTGTTTAGTGGTAAATTTGTTAAATCATACAATCAATTATTTAATAAAACACTTGCTAAATTAAATAGTATCAAGGATTTACAAAAGATAAAAGGAATAACAAAGCGAATAAAGAAATTATATTATGATAGGGAACAGTACATAGAAGATGTCTTTCATAAAATCAGTAGAAAGATAGTTGATTTGCTTGTCGATTCTAAGATAACAAAATTAGTTGTAGGCTATAACAAGGGATGGAAACAGAATGTGAATATGGGAAAAAGGAATAACCAGAAATTCACACAAATCCCTTTTGCGAGATTGGTGAGTTACTTAGAATATAAATGTGAATTAGCTGGTATTGAAATAGTTATTCATGAAGAGTCATATACTTCAAAATGTGATTCATTAGCATTTGAGAAGATAGGAAAACATGAAAACTATTTAGGAAAGAGGAAGAACCGAGGATTGTTTCAATCCTCGGTAGGAAAACTCATAAATGCAGACATAAATGGAGCATTAAACATTATGAGAAAAGTAGTCGGTGATTCCTGTGAATCAATTCGTAGGATAATCGATAGAGGGTTATTGTTTAACCCGGTAAGGATTACGAATGTATTTTACAAAATGAATATATCCGGAAACTTATAAAGAAACATAATAGATTTTATTGAATTTAATATTTTTCATAACATGGGAGTAAAAGAAATAAGAGAACTACTTAGACTCTACAATCTCGAACATAGTGTCGTCCAGAACAAAAGCTCTGGGCGCTATTCTATTATTCTTCACAATAACATAATAGGAACAAACATAGACGGAGAGAAAGTAGTTGTATTCAGAACCATTCCGGAAGGAAGCAACACGTTCTCTATGGAACGAAATAGATTCTATGAGGAATTTGTAGAGGCTTTTGATGACGATAAGGCGATTGAAGCCGTAAGGCAGTATTTTGAGAAAAACAGGAATGATAGAGTGTAAGACGAAGATGGATTATATTACTATCGAAATGAGGTAAAACAACGATAAAGCAATGGAAAAGATGGATGATAATACTGAAAATATCCTTTATCCAAAAGGATCTATTTTTCGCATATTAAAAGATGATATAATCAGTGCCGAATTTAAAATCGTCAAAGGAGCTATAGCGGAGGCAGTATCAGACATAGAAGTAAATGATAAATATGCTGAGGTTTGTTGCAATGGGGAGACGTTCGTCATAGAAACGGATATTATGGATATTATTCTTACCAAAGACCCCATAGAAAACAAATCGGTGAAAAATGACATCATTGATGATAAACTACGATGGGATTTGCTTCCAATGGAAGAGATTGAGGACATTGTAAAAGTCTATCATGCCGGAGCCAAAAAGTACGATCCTAATACTTGGCAGAACCTTGACAACGGATTTGAACGGTACCGTGCTGCGATGTTTCGACACCTGATGGAATACATGAAAGGGGAAAGAGTGGATCCCGATACAGGATGTTTTCATCTTGCACAATGTGCATGGAACTGCATAGCTATGCTGTGGTATGACAAGCATGGAAAAGGGTTGATACCATTAAATAAGGAGGAAAAGAAATGACAATAGAACAACTAAATTATTTATTAAGAAAAGAGCTTTATGCTATAAAAAACCATAAAGACAACATTGATAGAATCAAAAAAGAATATTTTGATTCCAATTATGGGTTAAAAGAAGGAGATAAGATCCGTATTTTACACGAAACAGGAGATGAAATGATAGGCTTCTTGAAAAAAGTTGAAGTATGTGAAGACGGAGATCTGTACTTGACAATCCAAAAACAAAACGAAAAAGGTGACAGAGGCAGAGGGAAATGGAATATGTATCTATCATCAAAATTAATTAAAATAGAAAAATTATCAGATTAATAACGATATGATTAGAGCAAGATTTTACATTAAAAAATCCGACTGCGGTAACGACTACCGTCCAGTCAAATGGCCTATAAAATATCCATATTGGTATAGTGGTGAATCCGATGATTCATTCATACTTGTAGCGTATGCCGAAGACGAAGACAGCATAAAAGAGCTGTGGCCGGAAGCATACGATATTAATGTCTTAGAAAAAGATACTGAGGTTAAATTCACATTAAGATTTCCTAAGCCTAAATGGTATGAATTGCAAGAAGAGAGATCAGAAGAGTATGATAAATTATATGGTAAATTCGTATGGGTTACAGACATGTGTCTAAAAGATGGGAAAATAAGAAAGGTAAAAGCCAGAATAGAAGATTGTGGTGGTCTTTTATTAGCCGACACTCCTGGTCGTTACACCCCTTATCAGATAGGGGATTGTGCTTTTGAAAGCAAGGAAGAGGCTTTAAAACATGCAGAGGAACAGAGAACGGATTTAATTAAGTCTCTTAGGTTACAAATACACGAACTTGAAAATCTAAAATTTGAATGCGATGATTAACTATGCAGCAAAAGCCAGAAAAGCTTATTTGATAAACAATTTCGATAAGATTCTTAACAGTCTCAACACGCTTCATTCAACGGTTGAGACCATGACGTTGTTCGTAAACGACCAGGCTTATAATTACATTCTTAAGCTAAAGGAAGTGATTAAGGGTGGTCCTATGTATAAGCACAATATCAAGCGTCTTTTAAATGATATGGACAAAGAGATAAAGAGGTACAATGCTTCTATCTACTACATAAATAAAGAGCGTAGTGAGGTTATAGCTGATATAACACAAGCGATGGAAGATTGCCTCATGCCATACATAGACGATCTGGCCGGCGCTATAAGGACAGCCGTGTGGTCGAGGGGTGTGTCCGAGGAGCGGACGGAAGCGGCGGTACTGTCCCTAATCGTATCCTCCTTGGCCACGACATCAGGCAGACTTATCTCAGGTGGATATCAGATCATGAAAGAAATGGGTGGGGGTCAAGGTGGTAATCCATTTACGTTTATGAGCATTGATAAGATAAGACACTTATCTACATCATTATCTGATGCTATTACCGGTGGGGAAATAGCTCTTGAGGAAAAAGAAGCCAATGACATAACTAAGGCAATGGATATTTTTATTGAGAAAATGTCTGATTCGGATATTGTTGATAAGGTGATCAGCATACTTGAAGAGGCTGAATCTAAAAATAAGGAGGAGCGATCGTGAATTATTTGGATGGGTATGTAGAAGAAGTTCTTTCTGAGCCGTACTATGATGATTATGGCTCTGGGGTTTTTAGGTGGTGGGTGAAAGTGTCTTACGTTTGTGAAGGCATAGGAGCTGTCACTACCTTAATGTTTGATACGAGAGAAGAAGCAGAGGCAGTAAAAATAGGTTATAAATTTTTATGTTGAAAATAATATGAGGTATTTTGTTTTATTGATGACACTTGTGTTATCATCATGTTCGCATGATGATAGTCAGGTTAATAACGGATGGGTTATATATGATTTACGTCCTTTACAGGGTGGACGTGTGATGTATTATGCTGAAGACGAAAGAATTTCAATATTTAAACATAATAGAATCATAAAATTCGTTAGATACCAAGGGGAATACAATATCGGAGATTCTATTAAGATCGTGAAAGTAAAATAATATGGAAAATAATTTAAAACTCGTATGCCCAAAATGTGGCACCCCTCACCAGCCTCATTCTCCGCACACGATGGATGCAGATGGATTTGAAAGGTGTGAGATAAGAACTGTCATGGAAGACAGGGGGTGGTGCTACGAATGCTCTTTTTGGCAAAATATGTACGACAAGCACAAAGACGATCCAGGATGGGTTAGGATAGACGGTGAAAGCTGGGTGCTTAAGCCTATGGTGGAAAACGTACCGAGCGGATGGAACAGCCTTGGATGTGGTGGAAGAAAGATGTATATCAATATCGAAGGGAAAGGCATTGTTGTATCAAATAACTGCTGGTGCCAAGGTGATGTTTCGGACGCATTCAAGGATCTTATGCCTGATAATGCTACTTGGGCTACGAAGGAGGAATTTGACAAAGCTCCTGTAGTAGGACATATCATAGAAGGTATTGGTTTAGTTTTCACAGATAGGGGAGGTCATGAAGTTAATGCTTAGAAACTTATTTCATGTTCTGCTTATACAAGAAAAGATGGTAACTACAACAATCCCCAACCATACAATAGGCGTACGGTTGGGGATTGTTGTCATATCGTAAAATTAAGTGTTTTTTTTAATATCAGATATTCAGTATGAACTTTACTTCCGCCATCATTTATCAAGTCCAAATTAATATAAGCTGTATATGATACATGATGATCACCAGGAGCAAGACGTTTCATATCTGATAAGAACATAGAATTTAAACCTTGGCCAGACCATGATTCTGGATATGGCAAAGGTTTAAAGTCGGCGTCTGTACATTTTACAACCCAAGTAAGATTAGGATCTGCCCTAACTATTCTATCATGAGGTCCATCAATTACAAGATCTGGCATCTTATATTGGTAACTATCATAATTAAGGACAATAGGATCACCAAAGTTTACACCGTATATAGCAGCAGGTGGAGTAAAGCTTGTTATTAAAAAGGTTCTATTAATCCTATTGGTTGTTCTTAGCGTAAACTCATCAGGTGCTATCACACTTACTCTAAATCCATAATAAGGAGAGGTTGTTAAAGCAATAGCAAGAACCACCGAATCCTGTTCAAGCAATTCCTCTGTCGTATCAACCTGACTATCGATCTCTTGCCTATCTTCCATTGGAACACCGCCTTGGACACTTATGGAATCCAGCCGTTCTTTTTTAGACAGAAAGATAAATTGCCCGCCCTGTGGAATGGTGCCTACTTTCTTTCCTTCTACGATTACCCCCCCCCCTATACAATCGCTAACTATCTTATACTCATATAGTTTAGCATTATTTTCAAATCTTCTTCTCATAATTTTATAAAATTAATTCAGTAAAAGGACGGACATAACGTGAACTACCCCTTGAACCTGTACCCAAATGATCTCCTTGGATGTTTATATCATAATACCACGAATAGGAAAATTTTTCATTTCGAGTGGATGTCCACATTCTATTACTCATTATCGTACCTCCTACCATTAAAAGGCATTCGTTTATTTCATTAGCATACAATGATATCAAAAAAAACTCTCCGGCGCCACCTACATATCCATTTTGACCATTTTTAAATAAATAGCTATTAGCTTTATTAAAAGCGTAATCTGTATTACTGGTATCATATTCAAGATACGCATTCTGATTTTCACGCCCCCAATAATCCTTTTTAATAGTTCCCATATGAGAACTATCTTGTGCAAATATATTGTCTATTTCTCCATCCTTACCCCAACTAAATGTGCCAATATATTCGGTGGCTATAACAAAACACACTTTATCTACAAGAGCTATTCCATTGCATAGATCATTGGAATATCCTTTATTAGACCAATTTTCTTTTGTATATAATCCTCCATCTACATGTTGGATGTATATGCCTTTATTGATTATAAGCGAGGGATTTACCCCCATCCCTATTTGAAATCTTCGTCTCATGATTTTTTGTTTGCAAGATAGCAATAATTGACAACATAAAAGAAACCGGTTCCCTATCATCTCTGACTGAGAACCGGTAAGAAAACAATTTCAGAAAAAATTTAACCTACATAATCTTTCAAGTAAGAACAAAAAACGTACAATCTACTCTTTGACGATGCTAATATAACATATTGGAATCATACAAAAACAATGCAAGTCCGATATTCTTCGTCTACTTGTAGCTCACATCATCGTCTCCTTCTGAATCAGGAGTGGCACCGATGAAAAACATCATTGACTTGTTGTTCGTCTGCTGCCACCAGTTATAGGCACGCGCTACGTCTTCCGGCGTCTTGATATTATACCATTGTTTGATAAACGTCTGTTTGGCGAGTTGCCTAAATAACTTAGACTCTCCTTTGTATGTGCCGGATGTTACTTTATCAAGTGAGTAATTCCTAAGATCAGTAAGATCCTTCAACTTCCGCCCCATGACAAACGGGTCGTTAATGATATCTACAACGTTAAGCTCCATAATAAACGGCATCTGTGAAGCTATTTCGTTTATGGTTCTGAATCCGACATAGGATCCAAATTGAGTAAGCCAACTTTCTTCGTTTTCATCATCATCACGCCATCCGGCAAGAAGCATGGATACGGCTTGCATGATAAGGAACGTGCCGGCATAGACACTGAGACGTTTTATATTGGTTTTCTCTACCTCATTCATATTGTCTTTATTTTCGTTCCAGGCATCTATGATGTTTTTCATACCAGACTCGGAAGCTAAGCTAAATGTTTTGGCTATCATATTCTTTAACGTAATTGACAACCCTTCCTCTTCTTGCATTGTCTGGAAATTGAAGCCACGTCTTTTCCACAGACGTTGAGCCGCCAGCACCAACCATCCTCGGTGGGCGGTCATGAACCTGGCTATCCAGTTGCGCGATGCGGCAGTTCGGTTTTCTTCATTCAAAGATCCGTTACATATCTGCGACAAGCTACGAACTTGATTTCTGGTTATAGCCATCTGGGTTTCAACTTCCTCAACAGTAACACCCGATCCTGGCTTTACAACCACCTTCCCATCCACGACGTCTACCATACTCCATAAAGTACGATCTTTTAATGCATTCCATTCTCTTTTTATGGTACTCTGTTCTTTATTACGTTCTTTTTCCATCTTGAAATCTTGGAACGTGTAGAACCGGCCTTTGTAATAACGAACATTGTCCATAGTAGCAATCATAACCTGCGGATCAAGAGGGTAGTTCAGGATTTCCATAAAAGCATACATAGGCGAACGCATTAAGGTCCTGGCCGCTCTATTGTATCCGGCACCATACATACGATTTCGGATATTGAATATCCCCATTCTCTCACCTATGACATATAATTTGCTTTTCCTATCTATGTCTCCGGTTTCTGCTATACAAGATGGCGCAAGACGGGAAAACTCAGCCGATGCGTATTTAAGGGAATCTTTGCTTATATACTGTCCTACGGCTGATTCCATGATGAGGTTGATATGGCCGGTAAGGGCGCCGGTAGCTGCCACAAATGGAGACAGTGCCAAGTTCATGACCGACATAAACCTTTCAACAGCCATCATAATTCTTGTAAGGTCTACCGTATATCCTCCGATGTTCACCGTAAGTTTTTTGGTGTTCATCCTAATGCCATAATAATGATCGTTGAAGAAGTCCCTGAACATCTGATATGCTTGGGTTGCTTCAGCCTTTTTACCACCTTCAAATTGTTTATTTAGTAACATCTGCTCCAGTCCTTGAGCGAGCTCTATAGACTTCTGCTTTTCGTTGTATAACGATGACTGCATCATAAGCATCGAATAAGAGTAGCCAAAATCGTGAGATACATCATCTTGGTTCTCCAATTCATATATGTAGTATTTAGGTATAGACCTAAGCCTGTCTTCTGGATCATACACTTCTCCTTGCCTGGTCTTACCATATAGAGAATCGTCTACTCTGTCCAGGCACAGATCTGATACAAAATTACGAACCGTATTTTTGAAGTTAATACCCAATCCTTCTACACGTTCTATATCTTGTTTGGATATCTGTGGAATAGCATACAGGTTCGGGCTCTGCTCTTTGTATAGATCAAGGGATTGTCTTTTTATTTCCTTGAGTTTTTGAATCATATTCCACTGCTCTACGTTTTTAGTAGCAACCTCATTACCGTCAGCATCATACTTGATACCAAAGTCATTGAAATACGATTCGTCACGATACAGGCTTTTCTTAGGCATTCGATGACCATACCCATGATCTTTTACATAATCAGGATTACGACCGCTATTTTCGGCTTCAGATTCAGCCACCCATGCCCTTGCAGGGTCGAAAGACAAGTACGATATGTCCATGCCATAATCTTGGGTGGATGTACCGTTTTGTACGTCCTTAACCATTTGCGCCACATCTATCTCACCTCGACCGATTTTGTCGATCATAGCTGCATATCCGGTAGGCGCCATGCGTTTATAGTACGAAAAAACCTGGCTTCTGGCAAATTCATTAACAATAGCATTAGCTTCTTCTACGCCCTCTTCTCTTGTATTATTTAAAAATAAGCTGGCCATCTTAGCATTAACAGCATTCCTGAAATCTCTACCGTCTAATTCTTTGCTTATACCAAGCTTTTCTGACAGGTAGTTGGTTTCAGATACGGTAAACAGATATCGGTTATCAGCAGCCTTAAACAGCTTATCCCTTAAAGCCTGAATCCTTTTTGCTTTCTTCGCCGTAGTATGACGTTGTACGAACTTCCATTCCACTTCCTTGGAGTCAGCAAGAGCATTTAAATAAGACTGATTTACTTCGTTTTCAGCCTTACTGCTTTTAGTAAGGTACTTATCAATATCTTCAAGACCCACCATCTTAGCATAATCTATCAAAATAGCGTAATCGGCTTCAATAGCTTCAGATGCGGCCCTAAAAGCATCTCTTTCGGATGAGGTAAATGTCGCTTCGTTAATTTCTCCGATATCAGCCACATCGCGATTGTTTCCGATTATTTCCTTGATAATAGCCTTATTTTTTTCTATATCTTTCACAATAGAATCCACGTCAGTCGCATCTCTATCACTTGTCGTAGAACTAATGATATCATGCGCCATTTTAAGATACGAAGCCTTGTTATTTGATTCGGTACGTGCCGACTGTTCTGATTCTACATCATTCCAAAACCGATCGTTGAATGACAGGTGACCTCCCAACATAAGTGTCTTCAGCGCAGCTTCTCCTCCAGACTCGCTCTGAATCGTTCTTAATTTTTGCAAAAACGATTCTGATACGGCATTAGTGGCATTATTTGATTCCTTTCTCCAAACTTCATTTATAGCTTGTATTTCTTTGGCCATCTTAAGTTGGTCGCCGGTTTTTTCCACTCTCCTGGTTCCTACATATATGTATTCTGAAGCTGCTTCCTTACGTTGTTTACGAAGCAGTCCTTCTTCTTCGTAATTGCTGCTTTTAAAATAGGCAACCTCATCAAAATTACCACCGCTATCAATAAAAGGCTGCCTCAATATCCGTTTTTGCCGGGATAGGGCATTAAGATATTCTTTGGTTGTTTGAGAAACCGGATACCCTAATTCTTCTTCAGCCTTTTTGTATATGGATTCCATTCTTGTGGCATAACTTTCGCTAAATTCCAGTTCCGAATTTTCAGCATCCCACTTTTCCATCTGCTCTGTATAGATCTTTTCCTGCTCGATGGTAAAAATATCGGTATTAACCCTATCAGACGATGGTTTGAATTTAGCGTTTTCAGTAACCGTATTTCCATCCTTGTCAACTACTTCTCTTTTAAATACGTAATTACGGTTATTGTCAACCACATCACCAATTTCTTCTTCTGATATCTCTATGTTCATGGCAGTCGCAAACGCTCGCATCTGCGCCAGCTTCTTATTACGATCGTATTTAGCCATATCAAGAGCACTACGAAGGTAATTAGAAGTTTTGCCGTCTACTTTCTGAAGCAGTTTTTCAAATTCAGATTTGTTAAAACCATGCTTTTTCGCATATGCCAGGAAATCGGATATGGCGGGCTGGGCATTCACCATCGCATTGTAATTGTCTTTGGCAATCATAGCTCCAAGAGCGTTATTGAACGGACTGGAAGAATGCTCTAATATACCGAACCACCTACTTATCCAAGAAACATCGTGTTGAACCTTGTCGAAAAATTCTTTTACTCTCTTTACCTTATCTGCCGGCACATGAAGTTCGTTCATTAACTTATCAAGCAACGTACTTTCATCAAGGTCTTGTACTGATTTAATATCAGACTGAATACCATTGATGTCGGCAATGACGGTATTGATCCTATTTGTATAATCCTGCTTTTCACGTTCATCAAATTCGGTACTTCTGTTACGGATATATCCTCGAAGATCGTTCATGATCGGAAGAACCTGATTGTTGATAATATCTACGTTCTTTCGATCATTGGTATTGAAGTGAAGCTTACCGTCTTTGGTATCACCATGAAGGATGGTGTTCACCACATTGCTTAAGTATCTGACCTGAGCTTCGGCTGTAGAGATCATGCTGTTCATGGCAGCCGCCATCTCATTCTTGTCTATTTCGGTCTCTACCTTATTTATCTTATCTTCTATGGTCTTAAGCTGAGCAAGGGTCATAGACGTAGTTACAGCCCTATCAGAGCTTATCTGACGTAAGTCTCTTAATGTTTTCCTTAATGCCAGGATCTTAGACTCAAGAAACTTGTTCTTGTTCATAGAAGAAAGGGAGTATAATGTAAAGTCATTATCCTTTAACAGAGAGGTGTCAAATCCTTTATCTATGTCAGTAATGGCAAGATCACGAATGTTTTTAATAACGTTATTCAAATCTTGTCTTTGGGTTGATAAAGCTGATTTAAGCCAGCTTACGATTCCAGAGAAAAGCTGCCGGACGCGCCCCAGGAAGGAGGTGGGCTCTACCGGCGCCTGTGCTGTGCCGGTCTGCATCTCCCTGGCGAGGATCTTTCCAAGAATTTCTCTCCTAACAGCATTATCAAGTTCAGAGCCTTCATATACCTTACCGTATGTATTATAATACTGACCTGCATACTGATTCCATTCTTCAGTGCCTTCTACATCTTGCAAAACAGATTCAACAGCATTCTGATCTCTGTACGCCTCTACGAGAAAGTGTGCTGTTTCTTCTACTAAGTCAGACAAAGTAGCATCTTCACCGACTGCTATTACGTTATTGGCAATATCCGCCAATGCCTTAGCAGAAGGTTCGTGTCCGTATTTAGTTTGGTACTTCTCTATATAATCGGTCATGCCAACGACACTAACGCCCAGCGTTTTCAGTATCTCAACAATAGAATTTCGTTGATTACGTTCCTCTTGGCTATAATCCGATACTATCTTAGCTTTAGTATCAGCATAAAGATCATTGTCTTCTAATATAAATGAAACTACAAGCGCATCAAAGTGATCGTATTTAGCATCCAATTCATTGTATCTTCCAGACTTAAGATCGCTCTTTATCTGCTCCTTGCTAACTCTTTCTGTTCCTCCGGTGGCGAGTCTCATAGTTACCTTACTATTATCCAATGAATTTATGGTTATCATACCCTGGTCGTTCATGGAAACATCGGAACCAAAATGATTACGGAGCTCAGTGTAGGATAAGGCTGAATTGAAAAGTCTAATTTGTCCTGTATGTCCTTCTCCTGTAATATAATAGCTTCTTGTTTCCGGATCGAATATCTTGGATCCGGACAAAAGACCTTTCTTTATAAGGTAGTTAATTATACCACCTTTTGTTGATAAAGAAGTAGAAGCAGAAGCGGTCATGACCGGTATAAAAGACTTGGGATTATTAAGAACATACTTTCCAGCCTTGTAAGTAATGTCTGCCACGCCATCCACGGCAGATTCTTGAACGGTGCCGGATAAGAATCCTATTCTAATATCATTCCCTCCAGAGCGAAGAGCTTCTCCGTAATCTTCAAATAATTGACTACGATCGTTCATGAAAAACAAACGAGGCTCTCCAGTATGATACGTTACACCCACAGGATTAGAATCTGTCTGTGGTAACTCTTCTGGGCTAAATATCTTAAGACCGTCTTTTATAACCATATAATTAACACCCTTATCCTGTACCATAGATACGGGAGTGAAGTCCGAAGATATAGCATCTTGTAAATACTGCCCGGCGTCTATTCCAGGTCCTTCCGGTACGGAAATACTTGACGGAACCATAGCATCCACCAACATAATATTATCACCCAGATCTTGGCTGTAGAATCCAAAGCCCGATTCTCGGATTCCATAAGGTGTATCTGATTTTGACACAAGAATAGGGTTGCTCATCTTAGAAGCCTTATCCAGTACCCTTTCTCTATAAGCTTCCGGAATAAGATCAATGTTGGATTTAACCTTATTATAAGCCGGTTTGTTGATAGGCACTCTCTTTCTCCAGTCGCCAAAATCCTTTAAGAACTTATTAGAAAATACGGTTTTAAAAACAGTAGTAGCCCGTTCCCTGTTCTCCATAAGAGGAATAGATGCTATCTTATCAAACAACATAGACCTGTCCCCTGATCTGGTAGAGACAGAAACAACTTTCTTTTTATTATCTCTTTTAATAATACACGTTGATACCATGATAAAACATTTTTGTTATGAGACAAAGGTAGTTAAAAATAAAGCATATCATAAAAAATAAAGCCACCTAACTTCTCAGTCTGATGGCTTAAAAATAATATGAAAAAAAAATTATAATCTGACGAAAAATCGTCAAGTTCAGCTTATATGTAATGCATGTACCCATCTCGGTGTATAAACCTTCCCGATTCAAAGCGCTCAATATCTTCAGGGCAAATAGGGCCCGAATCCTCTCTCCTGGCTTCAAACCAAAGCCCCGGCTTACGAAGTCGGCAAGTTATGATATAATTGAAGCAATTGTGCGTAAAATGGAAAACAGATCCTACAGGGAAATACCTATCAGCTTGAAATACGATTCTTTTTCGTTTAGTATCAAACGTGATATCTCCTACTATCTTAGCCACGTAATAGCTTCTGCCATTTAACGTTTCATCTGTTTGTGGTATCCAATAATAACCTCTTGCCATGCCACAAATATATAAAAAAAGTCGGACAAGACACATGTCCGACTTTATATTACTTTGATTCGTTTTCAAACCGCTTTATAAGAGAAGCAATATCATCACCACAAATAAACATCATTCGACGTTCTTCTTTTGGTTTATGAGACACTGGAATGGTTTTGTTTATCTTAATCTGATTCGCCAGACCTCTGCCTAAACGAATATCAACTTTTTTACCTTTCATGAATTATTTGTTTAAACAGACCAATTCCATCTATTATAATATGACCGCTTTGCATACGACCATTATTAGGATTATGTAGAAAATTGAAACCACTTTCTTTTTCCTGTCTTTCAAAAGAACTGATATCCTTTCCTCTACGGGCTCTTTCAAAAGCTTTCTTGAACAACTTGCCTCTAAAGGTCTTGACGAGGATCTTGGTAGCGTTATTGCCGGCTTTTACCATTGCTTTCCTTGCCTGGTCCTCCGAGACAAAACTGCTTCGGAAAATATACGATGCTGCTGCTTGTATATCTTGTTTAGTAATCATATGACAAACATTTCTTTCAAGATACTATTTTGTATGCTATATATCAATTTCATCCCATCTCTATCATATACGTCAAAAAAGGATTCACTTAAGTTCTTTGGATTTACATTCAGTTGAATTATGCAATTACCGGTATAAACCTTAATTCCGTAATTATCAGAGTATATATCTTGCATAGTCTCAAATGTCTCAATTAAATTTTCAACAAGGACTCTGTTAAATGAAAAAGGTTCTTTACCATCACCTTTAAATGTGATATGATCTAAATCCCTGTTGTCAAATTCATAATTTAATTGATTGCCGTCCATCATATTATAAATGATTGACTTTCTGATTATAAATCCCATATTGTTTTATTTTTGGTATATAATCACCTTTCCATAATCCCTTCCTGAAACTAATATTGCAAACTTAACAAAAATAATTCATAAACAATGAAAATCTAACTTTTCTTGTATGTTATTGATATACGTACATATATGAGAAAAGTGAGACTTTCACAAGCCTCACTTCCCAAATCGTAATTATGAAAAAAATATATTATATATATACAAAAATTATTTGCATTCCAATTTATTAAGATCATCCAATTCAGACTTGCTTACGGTCATATCTTGCGTCAAGCCAGATCTGTTTTGGTATGGAGCGTAATCGGTTTCTACCGTCTTAGCCTTCTGAGTAGAATCGTATTTCACCTCCGATTCGGTTCCTGTTAGATTTTGGTAGATAGAGCCGGAACTACTCTCGCTTACTTTAGACCATATCTTATTACCTACTCTTATAAAATTATCATAAATACCTTCGGCTGTTATAACACCATCTTGCTCTACGATATTAGGGCCCGATTTTTCTTTTAACAGATACGGGTGCCTGGTGTAAAAATAGTGTTCAAAATCATTCCCGGCATACGAAGAGTCATACTTCTCCAAATAAAACAATTCTGATAAAGAAGGGTCGGTACTGGTCATGCTATAATCAAACAACATCAACCTGTCTTTTCCAGATAAAGATAATTCTATTGATTTCAAAATATCAGGATCATCAGAAATAAGACCCAAAGATGGACCAGGTTTGAAGTCAAGATACTTATAGGCATTATCATATAATTTTGTTTTATGGAGTTTGTTGTCAAGGTAAGATTGGTATAAATCGAATAAGGATAATGGGTTTTCGCTATCTTGTTTTTTGTTCATGTATCGACTATACTCCCGATCCACATCCACGTAAGGAACGTCAAGTACCGCCGGGTGTCCAAACGCCATCCTGGTCATTATCATGTCCTCCGTGTTCTGAGAATCCATGAACGATCTGACGTATTTTTTAATGGAAGCCATGAGCGTATTATTATCTACGTTCCGTACTTTCTCTTTATCCAAAACGCCGTTCTTAAAACAAGATTCAGGATATATTTTAGTAGAAAAATGAGTTAGGTTGTGCTTGGCTAACACTGTTGATATTTGATACATCTCGTTAATATCATCTTTGCTGATCCTTTGATATAGATTATCTCCTACCTTAAGCAATGAATGTTTCTCAAACGCTTCTACTGGGTCTATATTGGATTCAGAATAAACGATATTCAAATTATCCATATACTCCGGCAATAATTCAGAATAATAATCTGTGCTATCACCAAGAACATCATCTATAGAAGATGCCAGCGTTGGAGCATAATTTACATCATTATGCCTGGCCACATAAATATCAAGATCCAGCATCAAATTATCTATCTTATTCAAAGATTCTTCTGTGCCATCATAAGTTTCCGATGTCCCTATTATATCTATGCCAAACCACGTACAAGCCTCTTCTATATCCCATATCATGCTTCTTAAATCGGATTCGGTGTCGGCATTAGCCCTATGTAAATAAGCTGATATACGAGCTCTTAGGAACTCTATTTTGCCAGGATTGTAATAAGACAGATCTTGTAACTTAGACAAGGATCTTCTCTTGCCTTCTACCACATCATCCCCTTCTATGTTTATTACCGGAATCTTATTCGTAGATGAGAACTCATCAAACATAGATTCGGCAAATTCTTTATCAGAAACGAATTTCTCAACCAGTTCAGGATAGGAATTTCTCAACGATTCAAAAGCAGATGAAAATTCAGAAAAGTTTTTTATGCCGGCTACTGTTTTACGCATAGCATAATAAAGCTCAGAAGGATTATATGGTACCTTTTTACCAAATTGGTTAAACACTCCCTCCTTGTAAACAATAGGACCATACTGATAGTCAATAGACATAAAATAATTATCTTTTTCCCTATCATGTTCGTTAATAGAAGAATCTATTAACTTTCTCATGGAAGTCAAAACCTCGTTTAAAACAGAAGGATCGGATAAAATACGACTTATTTCTGTTTCATCATACAAACCGGATCTCCTTAATTTCTGCTCATTCAGTATCAAACTGCCATCTACATAAAAATCGAAGAGGATAGCATTAGACAATGAAGACGCATTGAAAAAATAATGAGTAGACAAAAGGAAATCCCTTACATCCTTAATGTCCTGAGCCGTTAAAGGATCAGCAAAATAAGCCTGACGCTTCATATACGACAGCACGTCTTCTAAAAGAGGTTCGCCATTGGGATCGGTATTAAATATCTCCCCTGGAGCCGGGTTATTCCAATGACCGTAATACGACAAAAAACCAGGAGTGTAAGCCTTAGCCCATACCTGAAGAGCCCGCTCGCTGTTTCCTAATACTTTTAAAGCACTTTCGTAAAGAACGGAAGGCTCCCCGTTAGGAGCCTTAACCCGTTTTATTTCATTTTCCTTTTTTTCTATCTGACATTTGACACCCATTGTAATTAACTTTGGTGATTATATACAACTTTACACCACAAATATAAGAAATTGTTTTTTTATATAAATAATAATTCCTACATTTGTGTCATGAGATTAGTTGAACAACATATAATCAAACAAAGTTCAATATATTACAATGAGCTTCAAGACCTATTGCATAAGTGTAAAAACTTATACAACAAAGGATTGTATGTTGTTAGACAACACTATTTCCAATACAAGGATGATAATACTGTAAAGTACAAATATCTCAATTATTATTCTCTCGAAAAGAAACTAAGAATAGAAAATGATGTCGACTATCGTGCTTTACCAACACCGGTTGCTCAGCAAGTGTTGATGATGGTAGATAGAAACTTTAGATCATTCTTCAATCTTTTAAATAAAAAGAATAGAGGTGAGTATTCTGAATTTGTTAGAATGCCTGGGTATCTTAACAAAAATGGTTTGTTTACTGCTGTTTTTACAACAATCGCTTTTTCTCAAAAATGGATAAAACAAGGTATTGTTAAGTTACCAAAACAGTTTTCTTTTACAACAAGAACCAATAAACAAAATATTCAACAACTTAGATTCGTTCCTAAGAATGGATATATTGTTCTTGAAATAGTTTACAATAAGAAGGAAAAAGATCTTATGTCCGATAATGGGAACTATCTTGGCATCGACATAGGATTAGATAATTTAGCTTCTTGTGTTTCAAACACAGGTTCTTGTTTTATTATCAATGGTAGACCACTAAAGTCTATCAACCAATATTATAATAAAAGATTAGCATTCTTAAAATCTAAATTAAAAGATAATAAACATACTTCAAAACAAATCAGGTCATTAACCAACAAAAGAAATAACAAGATCAAAGATTATCTTCACAAAGCGAGTAGGATATTGATTAATCACGTAGTTTCCAATGGTATTAATACGATCATAATCGGTCATAACAAATGCTGGAAACAAGAGATCAATATCGGAAAACGAAATAATCAGAACTTTGTATCTATTCCTTTTAATTCGTTTATCAGTATGATATCGTATAAAGCAACATTAGAAGGTATTAATGTTAAGATTGTTGAAGAATCTTATACTTCAAAATGTAGCTTTTTGGATAATGAACGGATTTGTAAACATGAATCTTACAAAGGAAGAAGGACCAAACGAGGATTGTTTAAAACCTCGTTTGGTAGGACTATTAATGCTGATATCAATGGTGCTTTTAACATCATTAGAAAATCAGCAAAAGAATCCTTTGATGTAACGATGTTACCAGAAGGTAGAGGGTTTTGGTGGAACCCAGTACGGATTTCCGTATAAATATGTATTACTTTACGCTTTTGGTGTAAAGTGGTATATAATCACCTCACCTATCTTCATTGGATAACTTATTATAACATCCTCCCACGAAATTATCCGCAGCATTAAAAAATCTCCTTCTCATACTCAACACTCCTTATTTAACTCATTTATCGAATCCGAATTATCAGAACCTTCTACGAGATTCTTATTCCTATCTATCTCTTCCTGGCTCATGCTACTCATCATATTTTGTATTTTTCTACCAGATTGAGATAAAGAACGGATGAATGCGCTGGAACTTATCTTAACTCCAAGATCCGGTTTTGCCCTAAACGCTTCACCGGTACTGATATTATACAAATCATACACACCTGAGTTCATATAGAATTTATATATCCAGTTTCCACCAGCTTTTTTGTACCCTAATTTGGTTAACTCGACTACACTCATACCAAATTTAATGCCATTACGACCCATTATCTTCTCCGGTATAGGTTCTACCTTAGCCGGAACAGATGTATATGCTTCATCGCCGCCGTACAGGAAATAAGGGGTTGTTACCCTTGATATGTGAGTAAGCGGTTCTTCGGATATACGAGGTTCGTCTTTCTCGGCCTTAGATTCTTTCCTTGGATTGGATATTCTAATAAAAGGATCGTATGTTAAAAAGGTTAAGCCGTATTCTACTTTATAACCTGATACGCCGTTAAGATCCCTTATAGCCTTAGTCGTATGCGAGTGATTGATGGTGTCTATACCATACCTTGATTCCATATCGGTCATAATACTATTAACCTCATCTCCCTCTACATAAACCTCTTCTCCTTCCGGGATAGAGGTTATGCCGGCAGCCCTTCTAAGTAGCCATAAAGTAACTTCAGCAATGTCAGAGAACTTATCTCCGTTCTTCCTATAGTTATCTACTCTTCCTTCTTCAGATCCAGGTAATTCGACATTTCCTTTAACTTCGACATTTGTTCTGGATTGTCCTTTGCCTTCTCCATCTCCCTTTTTATCGCCATCTTCCTCAGCGCGTACTGCACCGCCTTCTGCACTTCCTTCTTTTCCATCATTTAAAATATTATCTGATTCTGACTCTATAGACTCCACGACAGCATCATACTCTGGTATGCCGCTAAGGAAATCTGCTACGTTATTCAAAAACTCTATTTTTTCCTCGTTTGTCATATCAAGGCTTTCCACGGGCCTCCATATGGCAGGCAAGTTGTTTGATTTTATTGCAGTAGAAACATCTTCTACAGTTTTATTATCCACCGTAGGCAAAACTTTAGAAACCAAACTATTGATATCAGATTCCATTTTTTCTACTTCCTCTTTTGTGCCATATTCTTTTAGGGTATCCATGCCATTGACTCTAAGAGAATAATTTAAAGCCTTACTTGGAACAAAATTAATATATTTCAAAAAGTTTTTCAACTCTGATATAATTTGTTCGTCAGATCTTGGACCAACATAATCAACCACCACCTGATCTGTTTGAGAACGAAGCCAAGAAACATATTCTTCTAAGGTCTTACCTCCCTTTTTAGAAGGAGTGGATATTTTATCACCTACTGTTCCTTTAGGTTCTAATCCCATTTCTTCCTTAAGGCTTTTAGGATTACCTCTCTCACGAAGAAACCTCAAATCACCTCCTACAATCTTCCTTGCTATAAAATCAAAAATATTAGCATAAGACGGCAATCCTTCTTTTTCTATATGAGATTCTATTTCGTTTAACATAAGAGAGAAGTTTTTCCTGGAGGTACGCTTCTTGCCAGGTAAAGACTGCGCGGCTTGTGCCGCAGGAGCCGGCTGAGCTAATGGCGCCGGCTGAGTCCCCAGGATAGTCCCTTCCTCTGGCATTTCCTCTTCATAAACATCCACGTATTCTTTAGAAGTAACGGTCTTACCCTCATCAGAGAAAGGAAGATCATCCTCTATAAGCGACTTAGGGCTGGAAGATGATTTACCAAACTGAATCCTGATCTTAGGAGCGACAAACATCTCACCTTCGAAATCTATTCCAGATTCTACTTCAGACGTCACAATGTCTTTCACACTCCTACTTCCATCTTCTACCCACTTAACAACATCAGGAACTGTAGATAATTCTTCTATAGCCTCACGAGCTTTTCTAAGACCTGAAATAGGATTCAAATACGATACTTGATACGAAGCCGGATCAAGACCTAACTTGGTTAGATACGCATTAAGATCTTGTATATCATCTTGACCCATCTGTAGCAATTCAGAATCACCAGATTCAAGCAGCATATCTATAAAAGACATCCATTTCTGCCCTTCCTCTGATTCTACAGAACGTAGGCTAACTGGGAAAAGATAATTAAGACCGTTTTTACCTTTGATGACGACTACCGGAACTCTTACATTTTTGTAATTATTCCCCTTGTCATTTAATATAGAATAAGCAAATGGGAAGCCTGTGTATTTAGATCCGTTCTTAAGCACGACTTTGCCATTTAATACATATCCGACATCAGATACTTTTTCAGCACCTTTTTCGGTAATAGGGAGATTTTCTACCTGGCCATATCCTTGACCGTTCACCTTCATGTTAAACACCGGTCTTCCGGGAAGGGTCTGGGCAACAACATGCGTGCCGACGCCGATGGTAGCCGACCGGCCGGCGTCCTTCTTCCACTTGTTAAAAGCCGTTCTTCTTATTTTACTTATACCATCTATGCCTCCTGTATCAGCTTTTACAACAGAAACGAATCTGTTCCCACTCATGACCTTGATAACCATATTGGACACCAGTTTATTCTCAGCAGATTCTATTCTTTTTTTATCGCCGGACTGAACAGCATCATTGTATTCGGCAAAAAGAGACTGATTATAAGTATCATTTACATCTATTTCGAGATTAACCTTATCTCCTTTTTTCAAAGAAGATAATGCTTCCTGATCTATTTTATCTACCTCATTCTCTCCGAATCCGACACCCGTTCTGTACGGAACCAACTCATCTGAATCAAGACGCTTATAAACCAAAGAATAGGAATTACCCACGTCCTGAATAGACACGTCTGTGTAACGGTTAAGAACACGAGCCGATTCTTTGTCTATAGACCATCTCGCATGATAAGGCAGTTCAATTATAGTAGCTGTTTCCCCACCTATGTTAAGAGAATACCTTTTAGTGCCATTAGCGTTCGTTTCAGAGCTTATTTGAATAGGAACCAATGATTTTATAGAAGATATAAATTTATCGGCTCTAAGACCCGCAATTTCATACCTTTCGTTGCCATCGTTGGATATTCTTCTAACCATCAACGTCTCTGGATTCTGGGCACTATCTATGTTAGCTCCCGGCGTATTATCGGATTCGTCTAACTCATTTACAAGAGAATCTATATTAGCATCATCCTCCCCGAAATTACTTAACGTAGATTCAGAGATACGACCTTTATCGATAATCCTGTTTTGCTCGATATAAGGAAGGAGGTCAGTGATATTTCCAACCCGGCCAAGATCTTCTATGGTAAATACCGAATCTGCAAGTTTATCTTCGTCAACTTTCTCTCCTTTGTCCCGCCTGTTCATTATATCAACATACGAAGAAATAGCATCATCAAGTTCCTGCCTTTGATCTGGTTCCAAATTAGACTTAGCCATATCAATAATAGCTTTATTTTCCTCATACACTGATCTCGGACTTGTAAGCCTGTCAGCCTTTTCAGATAATGATTTTATGAGATTAACAGGACTGTCACCCAAAGACGATACATAATCATCAAAATCTTGTTTGTATTTATCATACACATCTTTTTCTCTTGCAGTAAGAAGATCAGCATTTCCTGTATATAATTTATCAATTATAGACTGCCTTACTACCGGAACCATAATAGGATTATCCATAGCAGCCTCATAATCTTCATCTGATACAGACTCCGTAAGCGGTGACTCTTTTATATTATCTTCCGCTTCCTTCATCCTATCTTCTCTTACTTTATCAAGAGCATGCATAAATGCTTTAATAGTCCAAGCTTCGTCTTCCGAAATCTTACCTTCTGACACAGCTTGATCTACTACCTCATCAGTGTCATATTCACCGACTTTATTAGGCTCTGCAAAATCAGGAACCTTGTCATCCCCCTTATAAGGAGTAGACCATAGAGAAGACAGCGCTTTTGAAAATCCCCTGTTTTCCTCAGCTAAGAATCTTTTATCAAGCATCTTAGACAAGAAATTATTCATATTCCTATAGTCCATCAAACTCCTACGGTATTCATTTACCAAGGATCTCATGGCTTTGTCTTTGGCTGTAAACTTCTTTTCCTGTCTTGATTTTACATTAAAATAATCATCAAAAGCCACAAGAGTATCATAGGCTTCTATTACATCTTGTGAACTTATGGGAGAAAGAGGAGATGATAAAACAGATTCGGTTTTACTTACCAACTCTTCTATCGAAAACTCTTTTCCTATTAACGTTGATAACTCAGACAACGAATTGTTATAATTGGTTCTAAGGCTTTCCAATTCTTTGGTTTTTCGTTGTATGGATTCAGCTTGTGGATCTTTCCCTTCTACGTTGCGAGGGCGGGTAGCAAGATCTTCTATTTCGGATTCAAGTTCTTCTATTCTTGACCGTATGCCACGGATAGCCATCGCCCGCTCCCTTGCCCTGTCCGACAGCCGGGAGAACGTACTTAGAGCATCCGCCACGCGAGGCTGCCCCGAAAGCGTTTCTATGACAGAAGCTATGTCTTTCATTCTTGATTCCGATTGAAGACCAAGAAAAGCATTACGAGCCACGTATTTCCTAAACTCAATCTTAGAATCATCACCTATAAGATCTTCGGCAAAACTCTGGGCAGATCTGAAATCCGAAAGACGATTATTATAATTATCAATAATAGAGTCCTTGTATTTCTTTGCCTCTTCCAAAGACATTCCATTAGCTTCGGCTATTTCCGAAATAGGCATCATATCAATCATCTGCCGGAAATTTTCAGCCGAATCCTCTAAGGTTCCCATTTGGTTGTCAATAGACATCTTTTCAAACATAGCATCATCAAGCTCCTTACCAGTCATAGACTGGGCATCGGAACGAACTTGAGGCCCTAAACTCATTGATTTTTTCAACGTATTCAAAGCCGCCGTGTTAAGATTAGAAGATGCTTTGTTATATTCATTCACTTGCCTTTCCAGCAAGATCTGACTATTACTATACTCTTTCACCCCAAAGAAGCCTTCTCTCATACCAAACAAAGAACCGATAATAGCACCGATTCCTATTTCAGTCCATCCTTCTTTAGACGTATATTGCTTTTTAAATCCTTCAGAAATAGCATCAAGAACATCAACGGCTCCGTTCATGGCGACATTATCATATCTTGACTTAACATATTCCTCAGCCGTATTCTGAACAGCACCTTGAGATCCTTCTTCCCATAAGCCTTCAGATACCGGTCTTTTCATGATATTGAAAACATTGCCTGCTATCTTCTGTCCTATATTGGGATTGGTTATTTTAATAGCCATCTCTCCCGGCTTCGCAACTTCCGTCCCTAATCCAAATAAATGCTTGTTGAGCCTCTTTTCCAACCCTGGTATAGCCTTGCCTCCTAACCCTATATACTTACCAAAAAGAAGCCAGTTAGATAATCCTACGATACCCATATTGGCGGCAAATATAGCACTACCTACATCAGCATTAGAATTACGAAAAACAGCCATTTCCTCTGCATTGGGATCACGACCATAAATCTTACGATAATAATCCTTGAAATCAGACTCAGATTGCTTCATAAAAGAATTTGCTTCAACCGATGACTCGAATCCGGCACTGGTAGCCAACAACGTCATGGTCTTAGCCGCCTCCCCTACATTTCTTCCGGTAGCAACTCCTTTTCTTACATAGTCGTTAAACACGCTTTTAAGGCTTCCTATGCCCCTATTGGCAGCTTGCCTTGCTGCTAACTTAGCTCCGATTCTTCCACCTAATTTAGCGCCTATATTACCCAATGATCCAACTCCAAGTCCTCCGGTCATGTACGCTGATATCATGGCTCCTACGGTAAAAGACATACCATTACCAAGGACGTCATTCCACAAGAAATTACCGGTATCCTTAAAAAGCTTCTGACCAAAATTATAATCTTCTACCTCTTTCTTGTAATAATGGGGAAGAAGCATGTCTATTTGCTGGTCAAGATCACCTACAAACTTATCCATGTTAGTGTTTAACGCAGCTTTGTAACTTCCCTCAGATGCCATATTGATAAGTTTGTCAGGCAATGACACAACTCCTTGCGCACCGTACAATGCGGACTTTAAAGCGAATTTGCCTACACCATTCCAAAACTTACTCCATCCGCTCTGTCTTCTGGCATAATAATCCTCATTGTTTATACCCGGAATATAGTTAGAATATTTTGTACGCCATACCCCATCATTACCCATCTGATGACTTTCACGGATACTTACCTTCGGTCCATAGGGATTAAGAGGCGGCGGGGCAGGTGTAGCCCCCCTGGAGCTGTTACGAGCCAGTGCCTCTGAGTAGCTGTTGCTTATCTCCTTGGCTATATACGGTTCTTCGTATTCGGCAGCAGCTATCCTTGATGCGTAATCCGGAAATTTAGGTTGGGCATACACACCTTCACCAGGCATATAATTAGGAACCAGAGGTGTTGTCGTCTCTGGTAATGTAGCCGGAGTGTAATTCTCTTCTTCGGCTAATTTCCTTTGCCTTGCCACATCTTCGTAAGTGGTTTTAGCAGCAGGATTATATCTATCTATATTATTGTCAGCCATAAATTTTCTGCAAAAAATCGTTCAACTTACTAAACTTGTCATTCATATTGGGCGTGATATTTATTCCTCTCATATACGGATCCCTCATCTGATCAAGACGTTCTTGAACAGCCTCCTTCACATATTTTACAAAGAAGTACTGAGGACACTTCTGGTGAATGCTATTCCAGTAATCCGCATACTCATCATTACCTGGATCCAAAGGAACAAAATCCGAGAACAACAATGCAGGATTTTTAGAATTTTTAGTCCTTTTGTCATAGAAATTGACCGCTACCTCTCTTGAACCCCTATCGTCCATTCCCTCCAACTGAACTGATATATTATCAGACATGTCAATAAAATTATCAACAAGGGTTTTAACAACATTCATTTCTTCTGGCTTAAGGTAAGAACCATGAACCTTTACTATATCATAAAGATCATTCTTAACATCAGCCTTAGAAGCCAAACGGGGAAGACCATTACGTATAAGATACTTATCATAAGAATAACCTTCCTTCTTTCCGGTATCTACAAAATCACAGGTTCCAAAACTTGATTTGTAACCATCCACCGGATAATTACGCTCCTCGACCGAAGGATCTATACCCGCCTTAAGAAGCTCGTCATTCGTAATCTCAACCCTTTCTGTAACATAAGAATTTTTACCGGAACCTACTTGAGCAGTCAAGAATCTTCTAACAGTGCCATTATCTATCTCGGCATCCATATTAATGGCATTAATAGCAGTAGGATCCAGATTATTTACCTTTCCTGCCATGTAACCAGACAATCTTCTAAACTGAGCCTTCTGCAAAGACTTTTCCGGCGAATCGGCATTCCAATTGTATCTTTTGTAAGAATCAAGGTAATGATACTGAGATAACTTATCAGAAATCTGATCAGGAGATACAGACATTTTTATCTCATCCTGCATCTGACCTGCTATCATATCAGACACTCTACTGTTTTTCTCAGCATATCTTAGCTGGGTAATAGTTAATGGTTCACCTTCCTGATAATCTTTTAAATCTATATCACCATCCTTATCTATGGTCATATAATCAGATATATTAAAATCAGGATCGCCGTTGAGTTTCTTCATTCCATTAATAAGAGCCAATGTACCAGTAGAAGAACCATTATTCTCGCTTGTAATAGCATCAGATATGTTTTTCCCCAACTTGCCGGCACTCACCTTAGCTCCTAATGACGGAGATATAGCACTAAGAATATCTATTCCTCTTGAAGGATCCATCATGTATTCTCTGAACCCTACGGCATCAGATACACCAGTTGTTATGGCTGTGGCGAGCAGGAAGGCTCCAGCCTTATCATCTGTATTGGTAAGATTCATAAAAGAATTTCCTTTCATAAACTTAGCATTACGAACTTTCCTGATAATATCCTTATTTTTTTTAGTAACTATATTATCTATTTGATAATCAGTTATGTTATTTATAGCCTTTGCAGCTCCATTTGCCTTAGAATCAGAAAGAAGTAAAGCATCATAAGCTTCAGACAATCTGTTATTTCCTTGTCCGAAATATCCGTTTTTCTGACCTCCATTATTTTTTAAATAAGAATATATCCGTTCTTCAGGAGTCATATTAGCATACAATCCTGGGTCAGTTTTTTCTTCTTCGTATGATGCTGCAACGATATTGCTTCTGTCTGTAGGAGATAATGAATTATATAATTTCAATAAATTTGCTCTACGCTCTGTGGAAGAAGATGTGAGTTGTTCATAAGGGATATTAGCCAAATTAACAGATCCTATCTTACCCGTTCCAGAATTGATAGCCGTAGGCCCGTCCATAGGAGCCATCGGCACTCCTACACCGCCTGCTCCTCTTGTGCCTCCGGATGAGCTTTCAGTGCCCATCTTGGAACCGTAAGTACGCATGTATTCGGTTTCAATCTTAGCCTGTGCAAGTTGCTCTTTTGCCAACGATATTTCAACCATAGACTTAGCATTATCAGTCAAAAACTTTTGCTGAGCCCTATCCTCTGCCAACCTTGCAAAATAAAGATCATCTTTCTTCCTTTCAAAACTTGTATTGTCGTATCTCCATGCATCAGTCATCTTATCGAAAAGATTATTGGTAACAACAAAATTAGCAGCCGCTACCGGATCTGATGAAGCTATTATCATATCTGCCTCCCTCTTGGCTTCTGCTTTCTGATTTTTAGCTTCCTGTATCTGACTGTCAATACGATCAATAATATCCTTATTATCCCCTACTGATTTCTTTTTTGCTTCCAATGCTCCTATGTGCCTATCGTATCTTTCGACATAAGACCCAATGTATTGACTAACCAAATCTGGATTACTGAACACCGGATTGGTAGCTGCCATGTATGATGCTTCTATTCTCATCTGATTCCTCATGTTTTCAGATAAGTTAGCAGACACAAAATTCCTTATCTGGGAATCAGTAAGCTCATCTACGTTGACTTCTATGATTCCACCAGTAGGATTACCTTTAACATCATATTCTGTTGTCTGAATCTTCTTGCCTTCGTTGTTTTTCCTAAAATCACTGACCAGCTTATTTATCTCCTTAGTATAATCGACATAAGGAGAATAATGAAGACCTCCCAACCTTGATCCTGCTTTACCATCTGACCTCCATTTGTAATAAGGGTCCAAAGCATGCCATTCATTAATAGGAGAATAAAGTTCAGGATGATTCTGTTTTATAGATTCTATTTCCTTCATAACCCTCTTGCCTTCTTTTGTGCCGGCAATCGCGTTAATGACCGTATCATCTAACACCGAACTTATCTCTCCTTGTATGGCTCTCGTAACACCATCAGAAGAAAGATCCACGCCTTTGAATTTTTGATTGATGTTAGCAATCACACCTGACATCTTATCTTCCATATAAGCGCGGGCTTCAGGCTTATCTATCTCTTGACCCATAAGATAATCTACCTGGGTATAGATCTTTTCACGAGCAGCATCAACCTTCTGCTGTTTGTACATCATGACGTCCTTAACAAGATCTATGTTGTAAGGACTAACATACGGGGCATATTGCCTTAAAATACTATACTGTGAAGCCACTATTTGGTCCTCCTTCTTCTTTTAATTTCATCATCTTCTTCATTTAAACTTCTCAAGTAAGGTGTAGAATAATCACCCATATTCATCACATCCTGATTACCTTGAACGTAAATAATTTGACCACTTGGAAGCATTCTCATATTCGGAGCTATGGAAGCTATGGTATTCAACGATGTACGAACATTGAACTTATTCTGTATCTCGCTGTTTATACTATCATAATAACGAGCAAGATTTTCATCCCTTATAGCCATAGCCTTCAACAACCCAGATTCATAACGTTGCCTTTCTGCTATGTTCTTATCATCTGTCTGAACATAAGCCATTTCATTAAACCTATCAGCTTCGTTTATTTGCCTTGCGTTATTGAAATTTACTTCATTAACATACTTGGCTATATTGCTTCCAGCTATGGCGTTCATATTAGCCAGAATAGCAGCCCGCTGGGAGTCGGGCACGTCACCTACTGCGTCTAACTGAGCCGATGTCGCACGGTTGAGCTCGTTGATATACTGATCAGCAGATTGAAGAACCGGGTCTATTCTCGGAGCCTGATGTCTTTCCAGGCCTTCTATCTCCAAGCCAGTGTCAAGGGTTCTTAGCATTTCCGGGAAGATAGGACCGAACGCCGCCGGTCTGTCCTGTCCTTTAGGTCCGTTGTCTTCAACCACCTCCTCTGTATCGGTGTCGGTTGCAGTCGTAGGCGTACTTGCTTTCGGTTTTACCTCTATCCCTCCAGGAGATCCAATCTTAGGCGGTGTAAGGCCTGGTGCTATGGGACCGGCCTCAATAGGCTTCATTTCTGGTTTAACAGACTCAAGAACGAAGTCTATTTCCGGCATTAACCCACTATCTCTTAAAGCAACAAACTTATTATAATCGGAGCCCAGAATCTTCTTAGCGGCATCAGATTTATCACCAAATAAGTCAACATAATTCTTTATCCCTTTTTCGTTTAACAATCTTTTTTGCTCTGCCGAAACAACGTCCAACCCATAATAAGAACGAGTAGCTGTTGTCTGACCAAACTTATCATCTACGGCAAATGAATTATAAGCCTGATTCCCTCCGTAGCTTCCGGCGTCCTGGCCCCAGAATCCGTATTCATCTCTGAATTTCTTGGCTGCATCAGCATTCGTAATAGCGCCTACATCAGCTAACGCCCACAATGCATTTAATTGCCTGTTGTATCCTTTCTGGAAACCTTCTGTATCAAAATCACCATCCGTATTGTACTTGTTAGCCCATCGGTTTATGTCGAGCAAATTAGATACCGCCTTATCATTTACCCTGCCGTATCCTAAATTGCTTCTATGTTGGAGATTCTGGTTGGCATTGACACTGGAATCAGGATTAAGGATCTGCTCACGACCACTAACATCAGATACAGTCATATTAAGAGTTCGTCCAAATAACTGATTGATAAGCTTATTGTAGCCGATAGCATTCTTTCTAAGTTCCTCCAGCTCCTTCTGAGTAGGTCCACCTTCAGCCATTTTTCTGGTTTGCTTAACATACTCGTCATATATCCAGTTCTTAGCATCTGATTCTGCAATATTAAAAGCCTTAGCTTGTTTCTTTACCTGATTCAGATCAACAACCCCGCCATCCCTGAAAAAAGCATCCATCCTCTCGTTACGCTTAGATTCTTCCTGTTTGCCATAAACGATTTCAGCGAAAGAACGAAATTGTGCTTCAAGCTCGTCTATCTCTTTCTGGTTTTCATTGACGTACTTGGAAAGAATAGAAGCATTAAGATTAGATGTGTTTTTGTCTTTTACATCTTCATTTTTCTCTAATCTCTTATATACACGCTCCTGATCTTCGTACTTATCAGACAAACCTATCTTCTTCTTATATCGATCAAGGAGTGTAGCATACGTATCTTTTGACGTTGCCTTAATACCATAATTTTCTCTAACGTAAGAGGCAAACTCATCATCTATCTTACGATAATCGGAAACAATATAAGCCTCTGGCAAATCAACCGGAGTGCCACCATTTTCATGTCTGTTTCCTTTGGCTTCCATAGGCCCTACGGAGTCAGGAGTCAGCACGTACTCGCCTTTCTCTATCTCTACATTCGCAGCATCTTCCATAGACTTGGGAAGAGGATAAATATATTCGCCGGTCATATCAGACGTATCTATCTTCTGACCGTTACCTAAATTCACGCCACCACCTTCACGTTCCCACTTGATGAATTGCTGACGACGCTCCTTGGCAAGTTTTTCCCTCGCTGCCTGCTCGTCTCTGCTGGCTGCATACGCAGCAGATGAAGCTCCCATGATATTACGGGTAAGACCTAATCCTAAACTAACACCAGACAAGGCAGCTTGAGCCACATTAGCACCGACCTTATTACCGGCTCTTATCCGGCCAAGACTTGTACCGAACATTTGAGCTCTGCCGGTTAGATCGGGTGAATAATATGGGGTAGTCATAGGATCAAGAGGATTACCATCTTGGGAACGTTTTTCTTTAGAGGAATCAGCATCAACACCACCTACATTCATTGCATTATCAACGACTGATTTCTCTACGTTTTTAACCATACCCCTATTATCAGCGAGATATCCTGCATATCCTGCATCATTGTTTTCAAAAAACGGATCGGATGTAGGCATACTACTAAATGGATTTATCTCCCCCTCCTCTGTTTCTAAAGTCACATCAGAAGGCATATATATATTCTGAATATCAGATTCACCCCATTTATTAACAGGCGTTCCATAATCAAGAATAGGCTGAGTAGAGGATACATTAATATCCTGTCTCTTATCCTGAACACTACCGCCAGGAGCGAATATCGGACGATTTTTTATGATTCGTAATCTCATACTATCTTTTTTCACAAAGATAAGAGAAACGAACGAGAAAATCCAACGTTATGGGATACGTTTAAAAATCAATCATGTACGGCAGACAAACCACCCGAATCAGGGTCGTACTTAAGACCGCATGCCAGGCGATAGTTCTTAAGCGCTCTCTTGTACAAAAACAGCACTGTCTTGGAAACTATTTTCTTCATAGATTTGGTTAAAACCTCTTCTGTTGAAACAGACATCAGACAGCTATTCAAAAACGACCTGACATTGGAACCGAACAAGATCTTCACCATTTTTCTAAACGTTCTAAAAAGATATGATGCAGAAAGAGACTTTAACCCATTGCGAACCAGTCTCTTATTCAAATACGAAACAGCCTTTTCAGATAGACAGAGCCTATTCTTTCCTTCGCTATCTACCTCTGATGAAAACCACGAATATAAAGTGGTAGGATGTTTCTTAAGGTGATTGATGAAGGAAGTCATTATCCCTTCTTTTAAGGCCCTTTTGTGGGCTACGCATGCAGCAATCTTCTCTTCTCTTTTTAAAGAGCTGTCAAGGCATCTAAACACCGTCCTATCGTCTCCGATGAAATACTGAGGACGTTCTTCCTTGAACTTAGCCCGATAAGCGGCATATCCTTCCTTACGAAGCATATCTATCTGAGACCGGATATAGAACCTTACACACTTTTCTTCAGCCTCTTGCACGCTTTTAAGATAAGGAACTGACTTTCTCCCATATCGAAGATAATCATAAACCATAGCCTCAATAAAGTCATTGTACGGAAAGAATCTTCCAAATCCAAAGTTCCAAACTATGAAACATCGCACTCTATCTTTCCAGTAATCAGATATGAGAAAATTACTACAATATCTCAACTTCCTGTTTTTCTGATAGAAATGATGAGTATGTTTGTCATAAAATAGATTAAAATATCTCAAATTGCCTAAACACTGACCGGCTGGACGGCGTACTACATTGTACCCTAAGTTGCTGAAGCTATTGTATATAACTTCTATCGGAGAGACCTGCTCTTTCTTGAAGAGCTTGTCGTGTAACTTGTGAGGATTCATTATTTCAGTTATTTTTGTCTCCATATTGTTTTTGTTGTTTAGTGCAAATATATGATTTTATATAAAAAGAAGAAAATGCACTGCCTTGTATCCGGTTTGAGAGAAATAGGATACAAGGTTTTTTGTTTTATGACGGTTTGGATAAGAGACGGGAAAACGACTCTGAACGTAACCGCCTGACCGTCAGGGGTGGGACAACAAATCTTGAATTAAAACTACGCCTATGAATAGTCTCCGTTTTCCTTAATATTAAGACCATTTTCAATGATCTTACTCATTATATTATTTATATTATTTTATATACTTTACCATTTATTCATATAATTGTTTACAGTGAATGAACTTAACGACCGAAGGGAGTTAAGTGAGTGAACGGATTGACAAATTACTTTTTCCGTCATTGTATTGTTCGCCTAATTGTGTTAAAAGATTGAGTATCGTGACCGAAGGGAACGATGCGAAAGAACTTATAATATTTAAAAACGACTGAACCTATCGACTGAAGGGAGATAGGTGATGGAGTGACGTTAATAATTATATTAGATAGCCAGTGGAGAATTAGGCAGGCTGGTAGGCGAGACGAGCGCCCATGCCCGTCAGGACAGTGGAAGTACGTAGGTCTGTTCTGTTAAACCAAGGCGATGATAGTTCCATCCTTCACGAAATCGCACAAAAAAACCGGATTATCTTGATATCGTTCTTCAACCTTCGGTATCCGTGTAACGAGTCTCAAATCCGGCTTGAATTTATTAATGTAAAAGAAATACAGTCTTGTTCTAATTATCAGTGACGCCTTTAATGCGAAGTTGTATATTGGGAAGCACGGCATTAATCAAAGCCATTTTCTTATCCTCTTCGCTTTCTTTTTCATGCTGTTTATACATCATGCTGTAATCACTGTCATCACCATCCTTTTTCCCGTCTAACGTCAGTAAATGATTTACGATGTCCTTACCATACGTTTCAGTCCATGTACGGAATCTCTCTTCCTCAGACTGTCTCTCCGGGGACGGAGCTTCCGGGTTAGGGAGGGCGGCTGCCACTTCTACCTCTGGAAGTGTTACCGATGCTGCTATTTCAGCATCATCTCCGAATCCCATTTGACCATACGAAGATACGGAATTTTCTTCAATATCCAAACCAAGATTTTTAGCAACTTCCATAGCATAGTTATAACGGTCATCATTTCTTATAACACTCTTATGAGGACGTCCTGCTCCTTGGTTCCAAGCTACTACAGCATCCTTAAGGTTATCGGCGTTCATAAAATCCTGCCGGCTGTAGTTGTAATACCCTGGTCCTTCTTTTCCTTTTCTTGTGTATAAGAAATTAGAATATCCGGTTTTCCCTTCGTATTCGTCAGCTAAGAACTCAAGTTGGTCTTTGAATGTGGGTGTAGAATGACCTTTCTTTTTGGCGTGCTTGAACAACTTATCCATGCGTTCATTATGCCATTGCTGTATGCCGTATGATGTTCTATTGTCTCCATATATGTCATCTTTAAGACCGGATTCAGCCATGAGATTACCTATGATGGCAAGCGCCTGTATCTTGGACATACCTCTCTTATTAGTAAAGTAATCATATGCTTCACGTTGCTTGCCAATTACGCCACCTTCTTCAGCAAACACAATGCTTTTACTTGGTTTATCGTTTTCGTAGAAATACATGAATTTCCTACCAGGGAATCTGTGTGATGCATCTTTCGGATCTCCGTATTCTTTTTTATGATCAATAAAACGAAAACCAGCCTTGTATGGAGTAAGCTTCCCTCCGTTTCTTTTCTTTTCTTTTTTAGGATCAGCAATCCTATCCCCTACATAGTAGGCCCCTAATCCCACCGAGGCGTGATCTGTTATCCATTTGGCAGCCTTTTTATAGTCTGATATGGATTCAAAATATTCTTTCATCTCATTATCATACCCATAATCCTTCAAGTAATTTCTGGCTGCATATTCTAACATTTCAGGCGTCACTTCTTGAGCATCATCGGTCAAACCAAAATAATTTTTAATCTGAGTTCCTCTGGCCGCCATTTCCGTAAAATGATCCTCTTTGAAATAATCTTTTACTTCATCATCATCTATCTTATTCAAATCAAATCCGCTTTTATCTGCGCCTGAATCTGGGTAATGAATTTTATGTTCCACCTCATGACTTTTTATGAAATTCTCTACATCTTTGTTGGATATATTAGGGTTCCCTTCAAGAAATAAATCAATAAACTCATCAACGTTTTTAGACCTGATTATATTTCCATTTAATACCCCATATCCATATATTCCATCTATTATCTCCTTTATCTCATCATCAGAGTATTCATCTCCCAAAAAATACTTTGCATCCCTGAAAACTTTCGGATCATCCCAATCATATATATTGGTATCAAGCATATCCGGATCTGGCTCACCATTTTTCATCCTCAATTTTTCCCCGGTAAGCCTTTCATAAGCTCCAGAAAAAAGTCGCTTTTTATGATTTTCCCATGACTCACCTATAGGAGATGCCGGTTTAGCATATTCGGGCAACGATCCTAAAAGTTCTTTATCTCTTTGAGATAATTTTTTAGTAGCTCTTTTCGCTTGCATTGCTTTTTTTGATATGCCTCCAACAAAAGGAATAAGACCCATAGCAGCCATAACCATTCCAAGCGCATCTCTATCTATGAAAGAATCATACGCATCCTTGACGTCCATTATATCACCTACTACGGGAATGCCTCCAGCTACAATTTCGTTGATATCCACACCGTCAACAGGAATCGTGCCATAATTAGCATTTTCATTTATTCCACTTGAACCCACTGATGTATTATCTCTGGATGCTACATATTCATACTTAGCTTCTCCACCTTCTTCGTATTTCCTTACAAACCTTTTAGGTAAAGCCTTGTCATTATTTCGAAGCACACTTCCTTTCTTAGGATCGTATTTGATACGTTCTCTTATTCTAAGAGGAACATCCCTTTCCGGTATGATGTCTTCCGCTATCTTCTTTCGACTAAAATCATAATCATCCTTCACATCTAACATACCAGCATCCGGATCCCATCTTACACTGAAATTCTTCAACGCACCTAATCCGGAAGCTTCGTTTACTTTTTCAAAATTGTCACCATATACTTCTTCTCTAAATGGACTTACACCTTCATTTACTAAAATCCATTTTCCTGGATTTTCAAATATATTTTTATTTAATTTATCAAGGACCTTCTTATAATCTCTTATTTTTCGTTTACTTTTTTCATCAGCATCCTTATATGCCTCTTCAAGCATGTTGTTCATATACTCTTTATCTAATAAAGATTGTATCAAAATAGCTTGTTCTTGAGGCAATCCCACGTACTGAGCATCATCATCATCGTCATCAAAACGATACTTACTTGCCGGCAGCCTACTTATATCTCCATCCGTGTAAGCCTTCCACATTTTTTCCTCGAAGTCAGTAGCCGTATCTTTTCCAGATCGCTCTCTATTAGGATCCAACATTCGTTTCACAGTAGGTATAAAATCGGCGATTAAACTAATAGGGTCAGTGTCTAATACCGGATTAACGGATTCATACCACTTATCAGGATCAGCGTTATTGGATATGCCAACTGATTTCATATTCGAATCAGATACCCTGACCTTATTTCCGTCATATCCTCTACCCACATAACCTGTATAACCATATTTAGCTTCCACATGGCGAGCGTCTTCATACTTCGAATCATTAGTATCTTTTTCTATAGATTCGTTCTCTACAGGCTTGTTTTCAACCAGGACATAGTTGCTGTCGTCATCCACCGTCCAAGGCTGGTCTGTCGGTGTAGAGAACACCCGGCGCTCGAAGGCACGGCGCTTCTTCTGGCCGCCCATACCTTTCTCGTTTTCATTGTGATTTATTTCTTTCACTGCCTTATCATAATCACCTTCTTTAAGGTATTTGAAAAGCATTGGGCTTTTAGAATACTCTGGTCCTCCTGTGTTGTAAAACAAACTAAACAAAGCATCTCTCTGATTATTGTTTAGATTTTTGAAATTAGGGGTTCTTCGTATAAATTCCGGAACAAACGTATTAACTACATCTTCAAATTCCTTATCGGCCTCTTCTACTGTTATACCATTCTTGTATTTTTTAAGAAGATGAGGAAGATGAAATCCGTACCCGATTGTTATATTTCCCTTCTTATCGTCATATAATTTAGGCTCAAACTTTTCCCACGATTTCAAATATTTTAGGATATTTTCTGAGGGCTTCCAATCTGATTTATTCTTCTTTGCCATCTTTTTCTTCCTCTAAGAATCCAAACATTTCACCTGCGCAGTTACCAACAAATCCAGCTATGTAAGCTGCGTGTTCATCTTCTCCCACCTTAAAACCAAGAGACATATTACAATGTTGGCATACCGACATAGCTGCATGAAATGATTCATGACATATGTTTTGTATAGTCATATCATTCTCACTTTGAAAATTCCATAATAACTTAAAAGCTCTATCATCTCCCTTATCACGAACAAGATTCATAAAAGAGACTTCTGAATCTAAATCGCCTTCATCTCCCCATTCTCCTTCATGATCCAATTCTGCATTCTCAAAACGATCACACAATGTTTTGTAATCTAACCCTATGGTGATAATCAACTTTAGTGGATATATCACAAAATCAAATTCTTTTTCTTTCATTTTTCTTCCTCCTTCTTAAATTTGTGGTAAGCATCACAAACCTTGTCAACCAACCATCCCATTAGATAGGCAGCGTGCTCATCTTCTCCGGCTTCAAAACTGTAGTTAATGTTTAGATACTTACAGTAAAGAGAAAGACCATGCAGACATTCGTGCCCTATGGTTCTCACATCCATGTCAGACAGTGAATGAAATAAGAAACATATTTCTTTCCTGTGATTGGTTCGGTTTCCTACGAAAATAGTTCTGCCACCATAATCATCAGTCCACCCCTCCCAGCTCTGATCTTCTACTTCCAGGTTGGCGAACGTCTTAACTATATACTCTTCATCTGCCCCAAGCAATACCCTTACATTATAGGGGTATATGTCATTTTTATATAATACTTGTTTCATAACAAACTGTTTTTCAACAAAGATAAACAAAAAAGCCGAAGATATACTCACGTACTTCTTCGGCTATACCTTTAAAGCTAAAACTTGTTTACTATTGAAGCAAAATCAATGATTATATTTTTATTTTCTTAATTTCTTCAATCATATTCTTATATCCGCAGAACTTGCTGTTAATAACATCGAAGATAGATTCTGACCAGCCAGCTATGTTCAAGATATTAGATCCTCTTTGACATACTCCCATCGCTAAAGCGAATGGGATTCTTGGATACCAACGCAAGAAACCCCGATATTACTATCGCTGGAATTACTCTTGCTATCCAATTCGGAAATGCCCTTCCGAAGTATATTACGGGCTGCAAGAATATCACGGTCGTTGACCGCTCCGCACGACGGGCACACCCACGTGCGGTCGCGTAACGACAGCCCTTTATTAATGCAGCCACATTCACAAGTTTTGGAAGAAGGATACCATTTGTCAATCTTGTGTACCGTTACTCCATACTTTGAAGCAACATACGTAAGTTTGTCAATAAAAGAAGAATGACTAAGATCAGAAACTTTCTTTCCCCACAAACGCCTCATTCCTTCAATGTTTAGATCTTCAATGAAAATATAATCATACTGTTTGCATAACTGATGAGCTAATCCCCATTGAAAGTCTGATCGAAGATCTTTTATTTTACGATACGATTGTTGTAATTCAAACAGTCTCCTTCTTTTATTGTTGGGGTCTTTCTTTGCATTAGAAAGCCGTTTGTTTAGTTTTCTAATCTTGTTTTGATATTGTTTGAAGAATAATGGAGACCCAATTTTGTTCCCATCGCTTTTAGTTAGATAAGTTTTCAGTCCGAAATCCAATCCGATAGATGCACCATCATGTGTCTTTCTATAGGAGTTTGAATGATTATGGTCTGTAACTATAATCAAACTAAAACGTGAACAGGTTTCTCTAACTATTCTTATTTGCTTAACATTACCTTTGTAGACTCTACTGTATGAAAATCTAAATCGTTTCTTTCCTTTGTTAATTGTGAGAATATTACCATTTAGGGTAAACCCTCCTTGTTTGAATACAAAAGAATTGAATTTCTCCGGTGATTTAAACTTAGGAGGTCGTTTGGCTAACTTTTTGAAGAAACGATTGTATGCTGAGTCTAATCTCTGAAGGATTTCTTGTACTGTTTGGGAATGAAGAAGATTTCTATTAATTCTTTTAGAGAAATGTTTTTGCATCTTACCAACTGGTATGTATTTCCCAAACAGTCTATAATATCTACGTTGTAGAGCTAAAGCATGATTCCACACAAAACAACATTCACGAAGCATCTTGTCAAGATACTTCGTTTTCTTGGAATGATAGATGTTGTATTTGTATGAAATCATTTTTTATCTGTAATTTTGATTCAAAATTAATCAAACCAATTCATCCACCTTCTAAAGTATGGTGGTTTTATTGGTTAAATTATCATAAATAAGCGCCTATCTGTCCGAGATGGATCAATAGGCGCTACAAACATATTCAACTATTATTAAATCACAAAATAAAAACTACTTATTTTCAACTTATTAAATATTGTAATTTATCTATTCTTAATCTTATCTTCAGAAATCAACCACTGGAATATGATTTTCCGGTTACTAATTACTTTCTTTATCCTCATCAGCATCCAACTTCCCCTTAACCTATCCAGCCATGACCGTCTGAAATTAAGAGCATCAGGATTAACTGACTTATTTATATCGTTATCGTCCTTGATCCAGATAGGTGTTTCAGATCGGTCATCGTCAACCCTGTTGAAGAAGTCATTTAACTTATGTCTTCTATATACCTCAGTATCCAGTACCTCAGTATGGTCACCTACGATCTTCGGATATGATATACGTTGTGCTAAATTATTCTTTTCTTCTGGAACAAGATGAATTTCGCCTGAGTTGTTTGTGTCGTTGTAGATAGTTATCGTATCTAAACCTACTTTCCTGTCAAGAGTGTAATTCACATCATCGACGTATTTCCTTGCATCAAGCTCATACTCAACAGAAGCCAGCGTAGAGCCATTATATTTCTCTTTTATCGGCACTTCTAATATAAATGGATATGTTGCTCCGTAAAATGTCTGAAAGCTCTTATTCGTCAGCAAATGGCTCCATAAGCCACCTTCTTCATCCGATGCCGGGAAGTTTATTCCTGTCTGGAAATATTGTTGCTGTTCTATATAATAGTCAGGACAGAACGAATAATAAGAAATCCATTCTTGTTTCAGACACGAATATCCGATAGTGAACGACACGTCCTTGAAATATTGTTCATCCTTTAAAGATATTTCCTTATCGTTTGACAGCACCTCTGTTTCATTGTATAAGAACCTTCCACCATCATATTTATAATATGCCGGGTTCTTAACAGGTATATAATCTTTTTTCGTGATAAGTACCCTCTTATACCTGTTATCCCATCCAAGAGACAGACCAAGACCGATAAATTTATTGTCTGTATCTTCTTCTGTCATCTCTGTACCGGTTAAGATATTAGTTATTCCGTATCTAAGAATCTTAAACGGAAGATGACGCTTAAGCCAATGTCTGATACCTACACTAAGTTCCTTAAGATTACGTCCATTAGGATCGGTCATAAACACCTGTGCTCTTTTAGTATCTACCCAGAAGTGACCAAATTCTGAACTAATTATTTCAGTGCTCTGGGTTCCAGAATAACCGAGGTCGGTCGTGTTGTACTCCAGAGGCCGGGACGCGAACAGACCGCCGGTGCCCATCTCGGCCTGCCCTGGGGAGGTACGCTCCTTGATTACGTCTATGGCGTTATGGAGTGAAACCTGATCCTCGAATCTGACAAGAATCTGATCGGATTCAATACGCTTCATGTGAATAAGCTTCCCGTTGCTGGTTGGGAACTCATGATAGTCCATAGGCTTGTACGTCAGCCACGGATCTGTTTGGCTGTTTTCAGATACATCAGCCCTACTCCATATAACACCATTAGGACGTTGGTAAGCACAGTCATAAAAACGTCGTTCGTACGTTGCCGGCAATACATTTGGTGTTAGTGTCATCCTCGACGAATAGATAGGACTTATCTTGTAATCATTATCCCTATGGATAGATACGTTCTTTTCTTGTGTCCACCAAACAAAATCTCCTACTTTTGGATAGAATAGTTCATGAGGCTGAGGGCCCTCTAATCTGAAATTACAATTTATTTCAGACTCTACAAGGAACTGAGGAATGCCATAGAACCATGTATAAAATCTTCCATTAACGTACCTGCCGGATGTGTCACCATTTAATTCGTATAAGCTCTTCCTGTTTGGATAAAAAGCGTATCTTCCTTTATTAGATGATGTCCAGCTATTGAAACGTTCGTTATCTATTGTCTCAAGAGCGTCTTCTCCAGTATCATAATTAACAAAATATCTTGGATACCCTACATTTCTGTAATCCATGTATGGGAATGGTATCATGTCTCCAATACCAAAAGCACTATTATAAAAAACAGGAAATTTTCTCTTTAATGAAAATCTGGTTATCACCGTATCGCCACCGAATATCAGTTTCTTTTCATTAGTGAAAAATCCACATCCACCTATGGAAATCCATTTTATATCTTCTATCTGTCCATATTGATCCGGCCTATATCGCATAAGCCTCATATACGGAGAACAGATGTATGAAACTGATTTGGATTGCTCGAATGTTCTTCCTGCTACAACATCTCTTCCAGCAATAACCGAATCATCTATACGGCTACTGTCGTAGTTGTAGACATAGTTCGGATATTCCAATAAATATTTCGATTTACCATCTCCTTTTTCACCTGGATCACCAAATGATAAAAATAACGAAGATTCACGATCTATATTATTAACAAATAAGAATCGTCCCTCATTATCGTTTTTACCGGTTCCCCATTTAGATGACATACTGGCATCCATCATAGGATATACACCGGACTTCATGTACTTAACAGAAGATAAACCACGAGCAAAATTTCGTTCATACTTATCCTGGTCCGTTATACCTATCATTGAATTATATAATCCTACAGAAGTATAATACCATGCATGATTACGTCTTGGTCCATTGTTTATAAACGTATTAAGCCAATCATAACGGTACTTACCGTACAATATCGGGCCCTTAGCAAGAGTTTGACTGATGGTTGACACCATTGAAGAAAACAGCATGGCCACACTTAAATTCGTTAGGAATCCTCCTCCGGTAAGACCAGCCGACCCTCCTATGTATCCAGACTGAGCCCTTATCTGAAGCTCTTCTGCTATCATAGCGGCTATTGTGGCACTTGATTCAACTGCGGCAAGTGACGCAGCCATCGTATAAGCGGCAGGACCTAAGATAGTCCATTTTGGATGATCTTCGACAGGTATAAAACTGCCTACAGACATTCCTCTTTGAAACCCGTCTATACATACTTCATTTGGAAGTTCGGGCTTGTTGAAATAAATATCAGGCGAACAAAATGAATACCACACGTTTCCTCCTTTGTCGAAAGGATGGGATATAAACTCGTCTCTTTTGCCAGACGTATAATTATATTGATCTTGTGATAGGTCATTATATGGGTAATTAGGATAGATATTTACATTACCATCGTCTCCTATGTATCTAAGCATATCGTAGGCCAATCCTGAGGCCACAACCGACCTATTTAGCCTCCTATCTCCACGATACAGTTCATATCCTACGATCGTATCTCTTTGTTGTTGCGTAATCAAACCAGAATCTACCGCAAAATCCAAAAACACTTGTATGGTGTTCTCATCTACCATAATACCTACCGGATATATTTCAGAAGCTATGTCATATCCACGTTCATCACTGTTCATAAAAGGTATATGCTTGTTATCTGGGAACCGGTAATGACGTATAGGTTGTTGGCAAAATACGGTAGAAGTATCTACTCCTCCATAAGAATGACCCTTGAAATAAGATAATCCATTTTTGTCTGACAAAGGAGCACCATAATATTCTGTTAACTTATTCATAATATTAGAATAAGCTTCTGTTTTTTTTGGATCATCATAAGATCTGCCTGTGTCTATTTTCATCCTACTACTATCATAAAGTTCAAAATTAGCAGGATATTTCTCAGATGATTCCCAATATGCAAAATCACCGTATTTATAAGGACGAGGCTTGCAATTGATGGGCCTATCTCCACATGTCTGACATTTTGATGCAAATAAGACAGTTGATCTAAGTGTTATAGAATCCACAGACAAATCAATCTTATTTACCTCCTTTTCTCTTACACCAAAAATATACGGATATATAGTTTTACCTGTAGCAAAAGAAACGCCTAAAATAGCACGAGACGGTTTCTTGCTTGGTTCCTCCTCCTCGTCTGGAGTATCCTTATTCTTATATTCACAAAATTGTATTTGTCTGAATGTCATTATCCAAGGAACAGCTACAACCGGAGATTCTATTGTTACATAAAAATAATCTTGTTTTATCGTTTCTTTAAAGAATTTATCATCTATAGTTCCCCATGCGGGTCTTGCTATATTGATAATAACCGAATGTCCTGAAGCATGTTCCGGCCTATCGAAATCTACTGGTATTATGCCAAGTGGATTCCATGTCTCTATATCCTTCCAAAAAGAAACACGAACGTAATTGGTAGACACAGCATCCATTATACCATCTATCTTCCCAAGGGCTTCAAGATAAAGGACCTTATTTTCTTCCTTATATCCTTCTATATCCCATTCCTCCGGCCTATTGATTTTAATAAACCTGGCATTGGTCATTACATTCCTCACGAACTTGCGTACTACAAATTCAGAAGCAAATCCTATATTAAGTTTATCTCCAGTAGGATTTTCAAATGTTGCATTATTTACATACCCCTCAAATTCCCAATCCGTTTCAGGTATGCCAGTGTCCGCATTTTTGTATATCATATCCTGGAGCTTCTTGGAAGCATCAGGCCAGAACTGTTCAATGCAATATTTCGGTCCGTTCTTTGATCGGTATTGATCATTTATTACCGTACTCGTTGATCTTCCAGCCCTCCAATTACCTTTTCCATTTATCTCTTGACTCCACCCATCTATATGTAAAATATATCCTCCAAGGATGTAATTATTGTTTTGAAAGTTATTATAATCAGACCTTGAAACAGTAGGATCCGAACAATAATTTTCAATATAACAACCACATGTACAAGGCATTGTATCAAGAATATATATTGCATCTGACACTGTTTTTAATATACTCCCTGGTTGTAAATACGGATAGAACTCAGAACAAAGATGCCGTTCGCCATCGCCGGATACCTTACCTGCGTCGTCACCAAAAAATGCTTCATCCATCCATTCAGACAAAGAATCCATTGTATCGTAATTGAATAGAACAGAATACTTATTCTGGTTCTCACCTCCGGTTGTATATAAATAGTCGGTAGACACGTGCTCCATGTCTTCTAATTCTTTATATATATAGTCCTCTACAATACCAGTTATTAAAGGAACTGGAGCAGACAATATAGATTCTTGACGATGAGGGACTTCGCAGTCTCCTTCCATTTCTGGTAACCTAATATGATCAATTGGCTCCATATAATCCTGTGTTCCGTCTTCTCTATATTTGGTAGCTATATCACATATCTGTCTTTCATTGTTTCCATTCTCCTTATTATTACAAGCTACAAGACCTATATTTTCAGACAAATAATTTATAGGGGTTCCTACAATATCATCATAATCGATAATAAATCTTGATTTCCCTTTAAAAGTAGCGAAATTGCTTTCCACTATAACAGTTTGACCTACAGTAGCCGGGTTGTTACACTCTTTCTGTT